TCCTGTTACATAATCAAAAATATTTGTTGCCCCTGTTGGGTAGTCTAAATACAAAAAATTAGGGGAAATTCTAGGTGTGAATCCTCCATATGTAGTGTCATTTGACGACTTTGTACCACCAGTATTACTAAAAGTAAACGCAGATGTCATAATGTCGAATACATAATAAACTTCGTGAAAACCACCTATTACAAAATCACTAAAAGTTACACCTGCTCCTTGTTGTGCAACAAAGGGTTGATCGACATATTTTGGTGTATATTTTTGAGCTGGAAATTTTTGAAAATTAAACTTATTAATAGGATCTGGTATTGGATTTTCAACATATTTCCTACTATAAGCATTTTCATTACTTTGTGTTTGACTTGTAAGAGGATATGTTATATAACTTATGGTGCGTAAATTATTTGCCATTTCAAATATATAGGTTCATATATAAGTATCTTTAAGTGATATTATGTGTTTTTTCTTTTATATTAAAAAACAATTTAAAACTATCTGACTATTTATAAAGAAAACTGCAGTATGATATCAAATAAAGAATATTTTGAGAATCCTTATTACTTTTTTCTGAAAGATAAAGGTGATAAAGTTGTTCTATATTATAACTATTCAAACACACTATCAGAGGCAAGAAAAAATGATTCCTCTTTGGAATTTAAAAAGTCGAATACAAATGAATTAATTGATAGTGATGGTTCTTGGTCAACATCTAGAATTCCGATTCTAGACCCAAGAGTTTCTCCAAAAGGAACAACCGATCAGTCTATCGTTACTGGTCGTATATCTAATGATCCTGTAACAAGAGGATATAGGGTTTATTACGGAGAATCAAAAGTTAATGAAACAGATTATTCTGACGCTTTTGGTTATGAAGAAACTAAGTTTATGGATGGTAAAGAAACCTACAATTTCTTTAAAGAGAAAATGAACTTGGATCCATTCGAAGCCAGAGAAAGAACTTTACAACAAGGAAAAGACCCAATGGGTAAAAGGAAACTTAAAGCCCCAAAAAATATAAGAAAACAGAAAGGATTTATTGATAGATTAACTTTGATGGAAACTCAAAGACAACAAATGATTGAAATGATAGAAGAGATTGTTAAAAACAAAGAATCCGAACAAGAAAAATCGAAATCTAAAGAAAAAAACATTTCAAAATTTTTGGAAAAAAATTTAAAATCAATAAAGAAAATTGCAGATAAAGAAGGTATTACCATAAATCAATTAATTACTTATTTGAAAAATAATGAATAAGGATTTATATGGTAAGTCAGTTCCTTTAGATGAGAAAATGAGAAATCATTTGGAAAAGTGTTTCAGTAGAGCTTCAGGAGCTTCTGAAAGAACTGAAGGGTATAAAAGAAATCAACAACTGAGAAACTCAGATTCAATAACTTACCAACAACTTAAAAGAATTAAAAATTGGTTTGATAATTATAATGGTGATAAAAATACTTATGAATATATCTTGAATGGTGAAGACTATATGAAGAATTGGGTAAATAATGTTTTACAATCAGAAAGAAATAATGTTTATACAACAAAAAAAAATAAATCAGAAGGAGGATTATCAAATCAATTTATACAACCACACGAAAAAAACAATTTAAACAATATAAACAGACCAACTCAAAGTCACAAGTCCTCAGTTGAAAAATATGACACAGCTGTTACTGAAGCTTTGAAAAGAATAAACCAATTAATGAAAAAAATAATATAAAATGGCAACAAGTTCAGATCAAATCGATTTATCACAACCTAAAGGTGATGACCTATCAAAAGTAGCCGATATAGAAAGAAAAAAAGCGGCAGCTAGAAATGACTATTTCATAAATAAACAATACTCCTCAACATCTCCCGATGCTATGTCAGATGGTGATGAAAAGGGTAAAGGTACTGGTAAATATTTGGATGTATATAACCAAGACGCGGGTAACAATCTTGATATTGCTGAAAGAAAAAATGAAATAAAGATCAACGAATATCAACCAGCAAAACCTTATAAAGCGCCAAGGTAATGAAACTTTACAACTCTTTTAAATCTCTTATTGTTGAAATAGCTTCGGTAAATTCAATAATGGACGCGATAAAAAAGAGACAAAAGGTGGTTATCTACTACGATGGTGATGAGCCAGGTGGTCGTGGTTTAAGAGAAATTGAACCTGTTTGTTTAGGTTATAGTAAAGCGAATAACCAAGTATTGCGTGCATGGGATTCCGAGGGATCGTCACATACTGCCTATAAGGGTGAACAACCTTTACCGGGATGGAGATTATTTAGAGTTGACAAAATTCTCTCCTTTAAACCGACGGGAGAAATATATGACACGATAAGACCTGACTTTAATAGAACTGGTGACAAGAGTATGACCAAAATAATACAAATAGCAAATTTCGATTGATATGACAGAAGATTTAATGCAAAAATTGTTGATCTCAAAAAAGATTATGGATCGACATAAAGAAATGCCAAGAGGACAAGTTAGTGAGTCTTCATATGGTGAACATACAACTACACAACCATTGGTTGAGGACTTCGCACCCGTTCAAGGTAAGTATAATATTCCTGAAGAGTTTTCTCCTTCACCAACAGTATCCAAACCTGTTGTACCTAAAGGAGGAAACCCAAAAGAAAGAATTATGAGCTCCAAACTTCCTGATAGCATAAAAAAATTAATGATCGAACATCCTATTAGTCAACCAGCACAATCAGCAGGTCCTGTATTATCAGATGAATTAGTAGAAAAGGCATCTAGATTGATGAAAGAAAATGCGCCTCATCAAGAACAAGAAAAAAGAAAATCAAATGTATTACCATCACCAACTTACAATAACACCGATCTAAAAGAAATGATTAAGGAAACAATGATGGAAATACTCAGTGAAAATGGATTATTAGTCGAAAATGTAACCAAATCAAATGATGTATTCACATTTAGAGTTGGTCAACATATTTTTGAGGGTAAGGTAACCAAAATAAAAAAAGTTAAATAAAATAAAAAATAATTAAGGAGAATCCACGACCAAAATCGTGGATTTTTTGTTTTCACGAATTAATTGATAATTCGTCTTTTTTTTATTATTTTTTTTCAAAAATATATTATGTCCAAAATCAAAGTTTTAGTATTACCTTCAGACAGAAGTGGTGTTTCCAAATTTAGGTCTGTTGACCCTCACATTGCATTACAAACACAATATGGTGATGATTTTCATATTGACATCGACTATGAACCACGAATAAATGACCCTAGGTATTGGTCTCAATACCAAATTGTTCACATCCATAGAAATGTTGGTCCTAATTATGAAGTAGGATACCAAATAATACAAAATCTAAATGCAATGGGTATTGTAACAATTGTTGATATTGATGATTATTGGTTGCCAACCAAAGAACACCCTATTCATGCAATTATAAAAGAAAACAAGATACACGAAAAGATTATCGAGAATTTAAAGATTGCTAAGTATGTTACAACAACAACTACTTTATTTGCCGATGAAATAAAAAAACACAACAAAAATGTTTTTATTTTCCCAAATGGTATCAATCCCGAAGAATCACAATTCAAAGAAAAGACTTTACCATCTGATAAAATTAGAGTTGGTTGGTTAGGTGGATCATCCCACTATCACGATCTTTTACTTTTAGAAGGTATGGTGTCTAAGCTATCTGATTATCAGTCTAAATTAAAATATGTTTTATGTGGATTTGACACTAGAGGAACTATGACTGAGATCGACAAAGCAACAGGTAAACAAAAACAAAGACCTATCAAACCTCACGAAACCGTTTGGGTAAAATACGAAGAAATTTTTACGGATGGGTATAGGATTGTATCTCCTGAATATAAAGAATATTTAAATAGATTTGATTCTGTTAAATCATATTCAAATCTTTCTGAAGAAAATTATGAAAGGGTATGGACTTTGCCCGTAACCACATATGCCAAAAATTATTCTAAATTTGATATATCCTTGGCTCCCATCAAAAATCATATCTTCAACAGAGTTAAATCACAACTGAAAGTAATCGAAGCTGGATTTTATAAAAAAGCAATTATTGCATCTAATGTTGGACCTTATAGTATAGATTTGAAACATTGTCTACAAAATGGTAATTTTGTTGATGGTAATGCTCTTCTTGTTGATGAAAATAAAAATCATTCAGATTGGTCTAAGTTTGTAAAAAAACTTATTGATAATCCAAATATGATCGAAGATATGGGTAACAGATTATATGAAACCGTAAAAGATACCTATGATTTGAGAAACATAACCAATGACAGATCTCAGTGGTATAAATCAATTGTAAAATGATAAACTATCCTTTAAACAAACTATTATTCTTCGATATCGAAACGGTAGGTATTGCCGCAAATTATTCAGAGTTACAACAACAGAACCCTGATTTGGCATACCTATTCGAAGTATATTACGATTGGTTTAAAAAAAGATTTAATGAAGACTCTCATTTATCGATAGAAGATATGTTCTATCAAAAATCAGCACTTGTTACAGAATTTTCAAAAATTGTTTGTGCCAGTTTTTCTTTTATTGATCACGAAAATAAAAAAAGAAAACAATCATTTTCATCGAAAGACGAAAAGGAATTATTATTGGGTGTTCAATCATTATTAAATAGGGTTGAACCATTAGGGTTTGTTCTTTGTGGTCATAATATTAAGAATTTTGATATTCCTGTTGTTAGCAAAAGAATGGTTATTAATGGATTATTACCACCAAAGATATTACCTTCCTATGATACCAAACCTTGGGATATAAAAGCATTAGATACCAAAGATATTTGGCAATTTGGTCAATTTGGGTCCATTGGATCTTTGGAACTTATGTGTCTTTCTTTGGGTGTCCCTTCTTCCAAAACATCTGAAGTAACGGGAAACAAAGTTCATAAAGCTTATTGGGAAGAAGATCAGCTTGAGGCCATAACAAAATATTGTGAACAAGATGTTGATGTATTAATTGATGTTGTAACTAAACTAAAAGAATTAAAATGAATATGGATATTAAAGATTTTGAAGAATATGAGGATTCAAATCCAGATGAAATCTTGGAAATGTTTGACACAGATAATGATGAAAAAATGTATGATGAAATATTGGAAAAATATGGACTCGACATTAAAAAGTTAGAACAAGAAATGATCAACACAACACCAAAACTAAAATTGGTTTACCATAAGTTGGATGAGAGTGCCGTGGATCCGGTATATAATTATGAATTGGACTCAGGGTTTGATTTTTATTCAACTGAGGAAGTTACGATACCTGCATTTGGTAGAGCTTTGATTCCCACAGGACTGTCTTTTGATTTACCTGATGGTCACGAAATGCAAGTTAGGAGTAAAAGTGGACTTGCAATCAAACAAGGTTTAATGGTTTTGAATTCACCAGGAACCGTGGACAAGGGATATTTGGGTGAAATAAAAGTTATTTTGTTCAATGTTAACAATCACGAATTTGTGGTTAAAAAAGGAATGAAAGTAGCTCAAGGAGTAGTGTGTCCTGTAGTTGCAGGAAAATGGTTGAATCTAATCAACGAAAAAATAAATGTTAGTGATAGCCCAAGACAAGATAAAGGTTTTGGATCAACAGGAATATGATAACAATAGTCTACTCAACCCATAAGGATAAAACATACAATAGTTTATTCAAAGATCATTTGATTAGAACTGTAGGCCTTAAAGAATACGAAATTTTAGAATACCAAAATAATAATGAATATTCTTTAGCAGAAATTTATAATAAAGGTATTTCTAAGTCTAAATATGATATTGTTGTCTGTATTCATAATGACATTAGTTTAGAGAATGGTTGGGGAAAAAAGTTATTACGCGATTTTCAAATAAATCCCGAATACTCAATAATCGGAAAAGCAGGATCTTGTTATTTCCCAACGTCTGGAGTGTATTGGGAGAGAATGAATCAAACTATGGTTGGCCAGGTATATCACCATCCAGATGGTCAAAAAAAATGGATTAACAGATATTGTCCAAAATTTGATTTTTTAATTCCTGTGGTAACAATTGATGGGTTATTTATGGCTTTTGATAAAACAAAAATTAAACATAGTTTTGACGAATCTATTGGTAAATTCCACTTCTACGATCACGGGTTTTGTGTTCCAAATTATTTGGACGGTGTGAAAATTGGTGTTACATCCTCGTTTGAAATAACACATCGATCTGTTGGTAAACCAAATCAAGAATTTTTTGAAAGTAAGGACAAATTTGTTAGTAAATATTCAAAAGTTTTACCATTAGATCTTAAACCTAATTTCATACAAATACCTGAAAATAAAAAAATAATAAAAAAGAACTATAAGGTTGCAATAATAATTCCCACTAAGAGTAAACTTGACTTGTTATTTAATTGTATTGATTCAATTTTTGCAAACTCAAATCCATTAACATTTCATATTTTCATTGCGGACACAGGATCATCATACCACGAATTAGAACAGATTAAAAACAAAATTTCACAATTATCAAATATTACATTAGTCAATTATGACTATTATAATTTTGCAAAAATAAACAATGATGTCGTCAAAAATTATATAGGAAATGAATACGAGTTTTTACTTTTCTGTAATAATGATATAAAATTATTAAATGATGTCATTGGTAATATGGTGAATGTTTTTAAGGAAAAACCGTTGACCGGTACAGTGGGATGTAGATTACACTTTGGTGACAATACTATTCAACATGATGGAATATTTGTTGCCCATATGAAAAAAAATAATTCAATACTTGTATCACATCATGGATTATTCTCTTATTATAACTATACTAATTATGTAAAACCTGTTATTGGTAATACAGGGGCTTTATTAATGATAAGAAGAAATACTTTTATAAAATGTGGAATGTTTAATGAGAATTACACGACCTGTTTTGAGGATGTTGAATTAAATTTAAAATGTATTTCTATGGGATTAGAAAATTATTTTGATGGTCGATCAGTTGCTTATCATTATGAAAGTCAAACTAGAGGTAAAACAGAATCTGTTCAAAATCAAGAAATGATGGATATGAATCAATTATTAATACCCTTCATTCACAACAATATTAATAAATTTTCTAAATATATTATAAATTTAAATCAATGATAACATTTATTATTCCCTCCATCAATAGAGATAGTATTATTAGAACTATAGATTCACTATTGAAACAGACTAATAACAATTGGAAATGTATAATAGTATATGATGGTGTTAAAGGTAGAGAATTTAATGATGAAAGGATTAAAACTTTAATTATTGAAAAAACGGGAAGTAGAAGTAATGCTCATGGTATGGCAGGATTGGTTAGAAATTTTGGTATTGATGTATGTGACACGGAATGGATCGGATTTCTTGATGATGATGATACCTTAGATGAAAATTATGTTGAAACCCTGTTAACAAAGTATTCTAATTTTGATTTTGTTCTTTGGAGAATGAAGTTTCATAATGGTCGTATTCTACCACCAATATACGATGACAGAATAATTTTTGGGAATGTTGGGATATCTTTTTGTTATAAGAATAAATTTGAAAATCTAAGATTTTTAACAAATAGAGATGGGGAAGACTTAGATTTTATAAAATTAATATTAGAAAGGACAAATAATTATATAGTAACTAAAGAGGTGTATTATAAAATAAATCATTAGTATTATGAAATTTTTTGATAGATTTGATAAAGTTTTTTGTATCAATTTAGATCGAAGAAAAGATAGAATGATTAATTTCCAATCTCAGGTTGAAAAATACGATTTAGGTTCATTCGAAAGAGTAAGTGCTGTTGATGGTAGAACTTTAGATATCAAATCTATAAAAACTAAATTGTTACCAGGAGAATTAGGACTAGTTCTTACAAATATTAACATTATTTCAGAATCTATAAAAAATTCTTATCATCAAATATTGATTTTGGAAGACGATTGTTATTTTACAGATGAAATAAAAAATATTGACTCATATTTCAATGAACTCCCTTACGATTGGGATATGTTATATATGGGAGGTAATCATAATACACATATGGGTGTGACGCCACCCGTAGTAATTAATGAAAAAGTTTGTAAACTACACACAACTTATTCAACCCATTTAGTTGGAATTAAAAATTCTATTTTCAATGAAACTATTAAAAAATTAAATTTATTATCGGAACCACTTGATTTATCATACGTAAAATTACAAAAAGATAGAAATGTCTATTCTTTTTACCCAGCAATCGCCAAACAAATAGTTGATTTTTCAGATATACAAAATAAAAAGACAGACTATAATTGGTTAATAAAATAAGATTAATATGCCTATTGTTCCGCATCAACATACCCAAAATGAACTTTTGAATGATTATATTATGGGCAATAAATTGTTTGGTGATTCAGAAGTAATTATGACATCAGGAAATATAGGATCAATCGGTCAAACTATTTTAGTATCGAAACATAAATTTTGAAAATTATATATAAATCAATTTTTTTTAATTATTATACGCCATGATTGAAAGTTACGACTCTCTTTTGAAAAATTTTAAAACAAGTGAAGATGGGCCTGGATTCCACGGGGACATTCATCTAATAAATTTTGTAGATACCATATTAGGAAAATGTGATAGTTTCATCGAAACTGGAACAAATATGGGAAATACTTTATTTTTTGTTTCAAGAAATTATGACATAAATTGTTATTCCTGTGAAGTACATAGTAATACACCAAATTTTGTTTTTGATTATAAAAATGTTTATTTTAAAAATATTGGTTCGCCTCATTTTATTTATGATTTGGTTTCCAATAAACCAGAACTACTAAATAATATTTGTTTTTTTTGGTTAGACGCTCATTTCAATGGAGGGGAAAATATAATTTTTGAAGAAATTAATTTTATTGTGAAAAATTTTAAAAATTATTATATTTTTGCAGATGATATTGATATAAATAATCCAATTTTTACAAATAATGGATATAAGCTTTCAGACATTCAAAAAATATTGAATCCTAATGACATTATTTACATACCAAATTATACCGATCAGACATCCAATTTTCATAAGCTTACAGGATGGTGTTGTATTACAAATCAAGAACTAAATAATAATACAAAAATTAAAAAATTATGAAAAATTTTGACCCTAAAATTACACAATTGGTGTCATACCCAAGGTGCGGAAGTCATTGGGTTAGACTAATTTTAGAACAATATTTAGATAAATATTGTTTACCTACAAGTTTTTTTAATAAAAAAGATTATTGGGGATATCATCTTCATGATAGAGTTGTTGGTAAAGGGGATGAAGGATTAACAGGGGGGTTTGACAAGGTTGTATATCTATATCGAAAACCCACTGATACTATATTTTCATTATTGATGTATGAAAATATTGATCCGTTTAATTTAAACAATATTGAAATAATTTCAAATGAATATTATAATCATTTGAATAGATGGTTATATCATAATGAAGATTGTCATAAAATTATTTTTATAAAATATGATGACATAATGAATAATCATTTAGTAGAATTCGAAAAAATTATTTCTTTTTTGGGATTCGAATTCGACATACATAAGTTAGACAGAATATATAAGGAATTTTCAATTAAAAAATCAAAAGAACATATATTAGACCCAAAAGTAATTAATCAGGGACATTTTGATGGTAATTATTCAAAGATTAAAAAAGAATTCTATGAAAAATTCGATCACACAATAAACAAGAAATTTGAGAATATATGGAAATGATAATAAATATTTGGGATAGTAATGTATCCCATTGCTCAAATATAAAAGAAGCTGGTTTACGTTGTGGTGTGCGTAACAATGTAAAAAAAATTGAATTTGAACAAAATGTCAAATGGGTTCACAAAGAAAAAAATTTTACAAATACAACAAAAAATGGTATAACGGTTTTCACTGATAATTTTTTAACTAACAATTTAATTAATTCGATTTACTCCGACTTCAAAATCGGTTTAATCTTCGAGCCTATTGATTATTCGCCCCAACCATATAATGATGTTTTATCTGTTGAGGATAGTTTGGATTTAATTTTTACATTTAATGAAAACTTATTAAAAAAAAATCCTAAAAAATACAAGTATTTCCCAGCAGATTGGGTGTGTATAGAAAAGGAATCGCATGGATTGAATGAGAAAAACAAATTAGTTTCGATGGTATATTCTTCTAAAGGAGGATTAGATCGTAATTTAAGAAAAGAAGTTGCAAACAGACTGAATAATAAAATTGATCTCTTCGGTTCGGGAACAATAAAAGGACAACTAGATGCTAAATCAGACTCTTTAGTTCCGTATATGTATTCGATATCGATTGAAAATTCTATTTCCGAAAATTATTATACTGAAAAAATACTAGATTGTTTTATTACCGGTAATATACCAATATATAGAGGATGTCCCAATATAAGTGATTTTTTTGATTCTCGGGGAATTATAGAATTTAATGATATCACTAATGTTGACAATATTATTAATAATATTAGTATTGAATTATATATGGAGATGTTACCGTATATAAAAATAAATCACGAGATTTCCAAAAAATATATTAATCCTGATGATACTTTATTAACATTAATCAATATGTGTTTTGAAAACCCAAATTACAATACAAAAGAATACTTCAAATATGTCAAATAAAAAAAGTGAGTCTTATGACTTTTGGTTCAATAACCCCGAATTTGATGAACATGATCAATTTGGAGAAAAATATTACGTCAATAATTTCTACAAAGATGTAACATTTAATTTAGATATACCTAAAGAAGGTTATATTGTAGTATTTGGTACGGCCAAATCAATATCATTCGATTTATTATGTCAAAAGTACGGATATGATAGATGTATCGGTTTCGATTTATATAACCCCAATAGTCATGAAAAAGTAATTATAAAAGATTGTAATGAATTGTCTGAGGAAGATAATATCCCAATAGCATTTGTTCACAACGACATCGGTAGCATGCCACATACCCCTGAATTAAAAATAAAAGTACAAAAATGGTTAATTAAAAATATTATACCTGGTGGTTATGTGATGGGTAATAATAATTTGAATAGAGCTAAATTTAAATTTGAGGAACTTATGATAGAAAATGGTTTCGAAAACATATTATTTGCGGATTTACCTCCACACTTTATCAAAAATTTACCAATTGATAGAGTTGAGGGTTATATGATATCAAAAAAACTATAAAAAATGAAAAAAATAAAATTTGACAAAGAAAAATTTCCATTTGATAAAATGATTGGAAATTTATACGATGATGATTTAGATAAATTATTTGATGGTTTAGACCACTCTAATAAAAAATTGGGGGAAGATACTGATTCAGTTTTTCACAAAATTTTCTACGATCATCTGAGATCTGGGTTTCCTGAATTTATAGAACTATACAAAAAGTTCATTAAGGAAGTAATTTGCCCTTTATTTCCTGAAGAGGAATATATCATTTATCAAAAAACACCTTCATTCAGAGTTACACAACCTGGCGGTAAAGCAGTATATGTTCCCCATTCAGATGGCGACGCTTTACATAAACATCCATCTGGAGAAATTAACATATTCTTACCACTAACAAAATCATTTGGTAATAATTCGATGTATCTTGAATCAATACCTGGTTTGGGTGATTATGAACCTATCGAAATGGAATTTGGTGAGATTTTACTTTTTTATGGTAACAAACAAAGACATTTTAATAAATTAAATGACACTAAAGTGACCAGATGTAGTTTTGATTTTAGAGTTGTACCACCGGTTAATTATGAATCTAATTACTCGTTGGAGAGCGCTACTATGAAAAATAAATTTGTAATTGGTGGTTATTACAATACCATGCATAAATAGTATGTACGAAAGATATGAATTATATAGTAGAGTTAAAAGTATTAATCTACTTAACATTAAGGACAATAATGATGACGATACCGAATCAAAAATCATTGATTACGAACACGTTAGATGGTTCAGGGACTCTGGTGATACCACTTTAAGGTTAAATTATGACTTGAGTGAAAATTCAATAGTTCTTGATTTTGGTGGATATAAAGGTGAATGGACAAATCAAATCATAAATAGATACAACAGTAACGTTTATATTTTTGAACCAATTAAAAAATTTTACGACGAAATTGTAAATAGATTCAAAAATAACGACAAGGTCAAAGTTTTTAATTATGGCCTATCTAACATCGATAAGGAATGTCCAATAATTTTAAACAATGACGGTAGTTCTGAATTTATTAACAACAATCAATATCAAAAAGAAATTGTTTTTTTTAAAAATGTTTCGGAAACACTTAATATTTTAGATTTAGAAAAAATTGACTTATTGAAAATTAACATTGAGGGTGGGGAATATAATGTAATTTCGAATTTGATTGAGACAGGGATTATAAATAAAATTAATAATTTACAAGTTCAGTTTCATTCAAAAAGTGATGGTATTGATGATTATATTACTTTGAAAGAAAATTTATACAATAAACTATCAATATCCCATAATTTGACTTGGTGTTACCATTTTTGTTGGGAAAATTGGAAAAAAAAATTATAAAATTATGTTTATTTCAGATTTAACAAAAACAAAAGAAAAATTAATTAGTCAAGGATACAAAATTGATGATCCTTGGGACATTGTTGATGCGTTCGAGGATAAAGTTGCCAAATACGCCGGTAGCAAATATGCGGTATCTTGTGATAATTGTACCAACGCTATGTTCATGTGTTTAAAATATTTGAAAGCGACTGGTACAATTACAATACCCAAAAAGACTTATCTATCAGTACCAGGTTTAATAATTCATTCAGGATGTAATATAAAATTTGAAGATATTGAGTGGAGTGGTGTTTACCCTTTAAATCCTTATCCTGTTATTGATGGGGCGACTAGATTTACAAAAGATATGTATATCAAAGGTACTTTTCATTGTTTATCTTTTCACATAAGGAAAGTTTTACCAATAGCCAAAGGTGGCATGATATTAACCGATGATTATGATGCATATCAATGGTTTAGGTTAGCTAGATATGAAGGAAGAAATAATAGAGAACCACACGAAACAATAACAGATTTAACCGTGTTGGGTTGGAATTTTTACATGCCACCAGAACAAGCGGCAAGAGGTATTGAAATATTTGACAAATTACCTGAACATAATGATGATACTGGAGGATCTTGGAAGTATAAAGATTTATCAAATTATTCTGTTTGGAAAGGACACTTATCATAAAATTATGAAAAAAATTTTAGTCACTGGTGGGTCAGGGTTGGTTGGATCTCAGATAAAATCTGATTTCAAAATAAATTCTAAGGATGCTAATTTAATATCATTTGACGAAACTAAAAAAATTTTTGAAAAGTATAATCCTGATTATGTAATTCACACCGCGGCAATGGTTGGTGGTGTTGGTTATAATATGACAAATAATGGAGATTTTTTTTATCAGAACATTATGATGAATTCAAATGTTTTGGAAGTATGTAGAATAATGAAAATAAAAAAAGTAATTTCGACATTATCTACTTGTATATTTCCTGATGATATAGATTACCCACTGACTGAAAAAAAAATCCATAATGGACCTCCTCACTTTTCAAATGAGGGGTATGCATATTCCAAAAGGATGCTCGAGGTTCAAAGTAGACTTTATAAACAACAATATGGGTGTAATAATGTGTGTGTTATACCCACAAATATATTTGGTCCTTTTGATAACTTCAATATAATAAATGGACATGTCATTCCTTCATTAATTCATAAATGTTATTTGGCAAAAAAGAATAAAACTGATTTTATCATATGGGGATCAGGATCACCATTACGAGAATTTATATTTAGTAAAGATATTGCAAAATTAATGACTTGGGTTTTGGAGGAATACGACGATATCGAACCTTTAATACTTTCGAATTCAGAAGAAATATCAATTAGAGATATTGTCGAAATAATTGTGGATATATTTGACTTCAGAGGTAATGTTATGTATGATACAACAAAACCCGAAGGTCAGTTCAGGAAACCTACCGATAATTCTAAGTTGATGTCCTTAAATACAAAATTTAAATTTACTCCAATAAGAGAAGCTCTTGAGGAAACTATTAATTGGTTTGTCTCGAATTATGAAATAACAAGAAAATAAATATATTAAAAATGAAATTACATTTAGGTTGTGGTAATAAAATAATAAATGGATACATAAACATCGATGTTAGAGAAAATTTATCATGCGATTTAATATCTGATGTTAGAAAATTGGAGCAGTTTAAGAATGGATCAATAGATGAGATTTACGCTTCGCATGTTTTGGAACATTTTGGTAGACACGAATATAAGTTAGTTTTAAAAAGATGGTTTGAGTTATTAAAAAAAGGAGGGACCTTGAAGTTGGCAGTACCTGACATAGGTGCGGTAATTGACCAGTATAATAGAGGTGCAAAATTGAAGTCTCTTTGGGGACTATTGTACGGTGGTCAAACATATGAAAACAATTACCATTACATTGGATTTGATTTTGAAACATTAAAAAGTGATTTAGAAGAAATTGGGTTCACAAATATTAATTTATGGGATTGGAGATCAACTGATCATTCATATATTGATGATTATAGTCAATGTTATCTTCCACATATGGATAAAATTAATGGTGATTTAATGTCTCTAAATGTTATATCAATTAAATAGTGATAACATTCTCTAAACTAGGTAGATACGGTAGATTGGGAAACCAACTATTCCAAATTTCATCAACAATAGGAATTGCAATAAAAAATGACATTGATTTTTGTTTTCCTCATTGGTTTTGTTTTTATACGAATCAAGATATATCTAAATATTTTAAAAATTCTTTACCTTATAAAGTTTTGAATAATTGTATTAGTATAAATGAAAATGATTTTACATTTTCTGAAATCAAAATTGAAAATAAAAATAACAATTTTGATTTATTTGGTTACCTCCAAAGTGAAAAGTACTTCATCGAAGTTAGAGATATTTTATTAAATTATTTAGAATTAAATTTATCCTATCAGAAACAAATAGAACAAAAGTATAATAATCTATTAAATAATTCTTGCTCTATACACATCAGAAGGGGTGACTATTTGAATTTACAAAATATTCACCCAACATTGCAAATAAGTTATTATGAAACGGCAATTGATCAGATTTATGGAAGAGATTTACAAAATATAAATTTTTTGATATTTTCAGATGACATTGATTGGTGTAAAAATAATTTAAAAATTAAAAATTCATTTTTTGTTGATGATAATGATCAAGTTATAGAATTAATTCTTATGTCGAAATGTGAAAATAATATTATTGCAAATTCTTCTTTTTCATGGTGGGGGGCTTGGTTAAATCAAAACAAAAACAAAAAAGTTGTTGCCCCTAAAAATTGGTTTGGGTCATCAGTAAAATTAAATACAAAAGATTTATTCGTAAATGATTGGATATTAATATGAAAAATAAAGTTTTAATAACAGGTATAAACGGACAAGATGGATCTTACCTGACAGAGTTTTTATTGAATAAAGGATATGAAGTTCACGGAACCTTAAAGAGAAATTCAATATCTGAAAATCAAACAACAAGATTAGATAATGTTTATGATGAAATAAATCTTCATTATGCAGATATGACAGATTTATCCTCATTATATGGTGTAATTCAAAAAGTAAAACCTTCTGAAATTTATAATTTAGCCGCGCAATCACATGTTAGAATTTCTTTTGATCAACCTATATACACTTGTAATGTAACAGGATTAGGCACATTAAATCTTTTGGAAGCGGTTAGGTTAAATGACACAAAAATCAAAATATATCAAGCCTCTTCCTCCGAGATGTTTGGAAATTCAATAGACGATGACGGATATCAAAGAGAAACAACTCCAATGAATCCAGTATCTCCTTATGGATGCGCTAAAGTTTTTAGTTATAACATATCTAGAAATTATAAAAACTCTTATGGTATGTTTATATCAAATGGTATACTTTTTAATCACGAATCACCAAGGAGAGGTACAAACTTCGTAACAAATAAAGTTGCGAAAGAAGCCGTAAAAATAAAATTAGGATTATCTAACGAACTAAAATTAGGTAATTTGGACGCCACCAGAGATTGGGGACACGCCAAAGATTATGTTGAGGCAATGTGGTTAATTCTACAACAAGAAAAACCGAACGATTTTGTTTGCTCCACGGGCATTTCTAAATCAGTAAAAGATTTATGTACATATGTTTTTGGTAGACTATCTTTGGATTGGGAAACATATGTTAAACAAGATAAAAAATATCTCAGACCGGAAGAATTAAATAATTTGAAAGGCGATTCATCTAAACTAAGAACTCTCACGGGGTGGAAACCTAAATACACTTTCGAAGATATGTTAGATGAAATGATAGAATATTGGTTAAACCATTTCAAAACTAAAAATTGATGACAAGAAGAAACACAAAACCTCGTAAAACAAATGAAGAATCAGAACCAAGGTCTTTTACCAAAAAAGACTTAATTAACAATATTGTTCAAAAAAAAACAAGAAATAAGTTTTTAACTGAAAGTCAAAAAGAATACTACGAAAAATTATGTAACCATCAAATAACAATTTGTTCAGGTCCTGCAGGGGTTGGTAAAAGTTATATAGCAATGAAAGCGGCAGTTGATTTATTAACAGATACTAATAACACATATGAAAAGATCATCATTGTAAGACCCGCAGTTGAAGCTGAAGAAAAACTAGGTTCTCTTCCTGGTAATGTAGAAGAAAAATTAGATCCTTATATTTTTCCATCATACTATCTTTTAACCAAAATAATTGGAAAAGAGGCAAAAGACAAATTAGTCCAATCTGATATAATTGAAGTTTTTGCACTAGCATATATGAGAGGAATGAACATTGATAATTCCATATTGATTTTTGAAGAAGCTCAAAACTCAACTCCTAACCAAATGAAACTTTTATTAACAAGAATTGGATTCAATTCCAAGTTCTTCATTTCTGGTGATTTGGAACAATTTGACAGACACAAAGACAAGACACAAACAGGTCTATGGGATGCTATCAAGAAGTTTCAAAACTTAGATGATATCGGAGTTCACGAATTTAAAGACGGAGATGTTGTGAGGAATCCTCTTATTAGTAAGATACTAAAAAGATACGAAGACAACCATTAAACATAAGGTTTGTAGGTTGTCTTACCATTAACTTTTACCGCTCTTAAAATTTGTTTTCTTTGTCTTCCTGTTGATTCATACGAAACATGCACCCAATCAGGGTTTTGATCATTACCAAATTCGTAGATTAATTGATCAAAATTTAAATTGTTCTTGATAAATTCAAACACCATTTTATTGGTAACTCCTGTATTCATATCATCTTGATCCAAATCCAAAGCTTCTCCCGTACAATGTTGAGATGTGGGAGAAGATCCTGGTGTTGCATCATTTAATGCTTTTGATCTATAACCTGAAGAAACATTGATTGGTTTTTTGAAGTGTTCTCTTATTGGTTGGAATATGTGTTTTGCAACCAATTTAAGATTTTCCAAATGTTCGGGTGTTGGGTTATTATTAATACCAAGTCTTTTGGCTGTATTTGACTTAACTACCTCTGCTAAAGATAAATTTTCTGAAAGTAACATAATTTTTTAAAATAAATAGTTTATTAACATATATAAATATCACTCATATAATGTGGGTTTACAAGTTTATTTTTTTTATTATTATCTGACTATGAGAATTGCAATTGATGTTAATGGTGTCCTAAGAGATACTATTGGTAAATTCACAAGAGTTTATGAATCCTATCTAATAGAAAATAATTTAGAGATTGGTGAGAATAATATGATAGTCACAGGTGAAACTGATGACTTTGTATATGAGATGACAACACCTATTACTTCATTAACTCTGACAGATTTTTTTAAATTTAAGGATGAGGAGGAATATCTAAAATTTATGTATGAGGAATTTCCAATGCAAATTTTTGGACATGCCGGATCTTCTGAAAACAATACATTTAACTTGTTAAATGACTTTTATTTAGATCAAAGAGTTGAGAATGAGATAATGATAATTTCTGAAGAGGTTGGTAAAGGTAAACCAGCAACTTTATTTTTCTTGTCTAAGTTTGGATGTCTTATTGAAAAGATCAGATTTTACTCAAAAACAACAAAAGACTCAATTTGGGATGATATTGATATTTTACTTACATCAAATCCTGAATTATTATTAAACTATCCGACTGAAAAAATTGTCATAAAATTCGAAACTGAATATAATAAAACAACAGATTCGAAATATACGATCAGATCTTTGAGTGAATTAACAGATATATTTAAACAAATTAAAAAATGATAAAAGTATTAGGAGAAAATTATTACTTAGATTTAGATCAAGTAGAGGCATACATTGAGGTTATCTCGTATTCAGGAGCGGAAGAGAATACCATCAGCGTAACAAAGTATGAAATGGTAAAAATGTTAATGGAAATTCTTTTGACAGAAAGAGACGAAGTTGATGAGACATTGGGTAGTAAAGCTCAGGTTTCAATACCATTCAAAATAGCATTTAACACATTATTACATAAAAACTTAATAAATAAATTTTAAACTATGGATCAAGAAAACATCAAAAAACTTGAAGTTTCAATCAAAAATCTCAAGGATAAAACTGCGAGAATTTACTTTTTTGTTCAAGACACAAAAGGTAATGCCAAAGCTTCGATAAGAATAATTTATCAGATGGCGATGGCGCTTAAAAATGCTGGTTATAACGCAATTATGTTGCATGAAAAAGATGACTATACACCTGTTAATTCGTGGCTCGAAGGAGACTATATGTCCAAATTACCTCACGCAAAAATTGAGGGTCAACAATTACCTGTATCACCTGAAGACCTTTTGGTTATTCCTGAGATCTATGGATTCATTATGGATCAGGTTAAAAATTTACCTTGTGGTAAGATTGTATTGTGTCAAGCATATGATCATATGTTAGAGACCTTACAACCTGGACAATCTTGGTCTCAATACTCATTTTTGAAATGTATTACAACATCTGAAGCTCAGAAAAATTATATTTCTCAAATTATGAGAAACACATCCTTTGATATTATTACTCCAACAATATCAAATGTTTTTGAAAAACAAGAATTACCTCCAAAACCAATTGTGTGTATTCACTCAAGAGACCAAAGAGATTCTTTGAATATAATCAAGACTTTCTATCTAAAGTATCCTCAATACAGATGGATTACCTTCAGAGATATGAGAGGTTTAGGTGAAAGAGATTTTGCTAACTCATTGAAAGACGCATTCTTATCGGTTTGGATTGATCCTACAAGCGGATTTGGAACATATCCTTTGGAATCTATGAAAGTTGGCGTACCAGTAATAGGTAGAGCTCCTTATCTCTCTCCTGAATGGTTAACACAAGATAATGGTATTTGGATTACAGATAACAACTCATTTGTTGATGTAATTGCGGATTTTGTACAAAATTGGTTAGAAGATAATGTTCACCCAAAGATTTACGAAACAGGGTATGAGACAGCCGCTAAGTATAGTGACTTTGAGGGATTTGAATCTAATGTGGTATTCTTATTCTCAGGATATATGATGGAAAGATTGAATTCTTTTGAACAACAATTAAATAAACTTGAAACAATTGAACAATAATGGAAAATAACTTTAATGTATCTATAATTTTACCTATCAGGTCTGCTGTTGTTAGAGACTTTGATGATTATTTTGAAAAGGCAATCCTTTCGTTAAAACAACAACAAACAAATATTAATGAATTGATTATTGTTCACACAAGTGAAGAACAACTTGTTACAAAACTATCATCTTATGATTTTGGCGATTTAACCGTATCTAAATACGAATGGGCAGAGGAACCAAACTTTGCAAAACAAGTTAATTATGGTATTTCTAAATCAAAGTCTGAGTGGGTATCCATTTTTGAATTTGATGACGAGTATTCAAACATTTGGTTTAAAAATGTAAAAAAGTATTCTGAATTTTTTCCTGATGTGGATGCATTTTTACCAATCGTTGTTGATGTGGATAATAAGGGTGTTTTTGCCGGATTTACTAACGAAGCAACTTTTGCAATGTCATTCTCACAAGAAGTTGGTTATTTAACAAACGACACTTTACATCAATACCAAAATTTCCAAACATCTGGTATGGTTTTTAAAAAATCTTTGATTGAGGATTTTGGAGGATTCAAACCTACTATGAAACTTACTTTTGTTTATGAATTGTTGTTAAGATTTACATTTAATTCTGCTAGAATTATGACAATTCCAAAAATTGGATATAAACACATTAACCTTAGAGAAGGATCTATTTTTTGGAATTACAAAAATGGAACACCTATTATGAGTGAAGATGAAGTTAAATTTTGGATCCAAACAGCGAAGAAAGAATATTATTATAAGGACGATAGATCCATAAAATACGAACCACAAATGGTTTGATGTTGGTTGAAGAAATTTTAACAGGCGAAACAACGAATGTTGAAAGTAAAAGAAAGGGAAGAAAACCAAAAAATTTAAATTATTTTGATGTTGCTGAAGAGACGGCGGTTAGACTTTTTATAACCGCCGAATCTTATGACGAAAAAAACAAAATTTATAATGATTTTTTGAAAAAACCTTTGGATAAAATGATATCGTCAATAATTCGACGATATAAATTGTATAGAAGAGATATGGATTTTAACGAAATCCATTCTGATACACATTCATTTCTTATGACGAAGATTGATAAGTTCAAACCTTCGAAAGAAAAAAAGGCATATTCATATTTGGGTACAATATGTAAAAACTATTTGATGGGTCAAATTATTAAAGACCAAAAAGATCAAAATAGAAAAATATCATATGAAGACATCTCAAGTAGTTTAGAAAATGATCCTCAATTTATGTATGAGATCGATGAAGATATTATTGATACGGATATCATTATAGAAAACTTCAAAACAGAATTAAGAATTACATTAGAAAAAAACAATTTATCTGATAATGAATATAAATTAGGTTTAGCTCTTTATGATGTTTTTGATAATCACCATACAATTTTTATTGGGACATCAAATAATAAATTTAATAAAAATTTGATACTTCTCTCTCTAAGAGAAATGACAAATCTGTCAACAAAAGAGATAAGATCATCTTTAAAAAAATATAAGAAACTTTATTTTACAGTTCTTCAATCAACAATAAAATAAAATTTAACCTATTTATTGGTATGGCAAGACCAGCAAAAAAATCGATAAATCTTAGCAAAGATTCAATATTATCCTTGATGCAGGAGATATATAATGAACTTGTAGAACAAAGAAATACCGCAATTAGAATACAAAACAAAATGCTTTCAATGATGAAAGATCCTGAAGATATGACTCTTATTGGGCCTGTGATTGAAAAACAACAAAAAATCATAAATGATTGTGTTGAGAAAAAATTACAACTATCAAAATTACAATCGGGTCTTTGGCAAAAAGAATCTTCATCGGGTAAAGACGAACCTTTTGTTTTAACCGATATGGATGAAGATCTTTTGAAAAATTTGATAGATAAGGATATCTCCAAAGAAAGCGGATTCAAAATTAATTAATGATGGCACTCGAAAGTTCCTTTGGTGATGTTACAGGTAAAATAAAATCCTATAAGGCCTTTAATCAAGTCAATGAAGACATTAAAAGTTTAAAGGATGACGCTTCTAATGCTTTTCAAGAAAACAAGGATAAGTTAGTTACTCAGTTAGACAAATTAAAAGAACAAGTTACTGGTTCAACAAGTAATTCTAAAAAGTACGCTAAACAAATTAAGAACCAATTAGAAGAATTGTTAGGTGTTGCCCAACAAACAAAAGGTTCTGGTCTTGATACTTCTAAATTCTTAATGAAAAAAGTAATAAAGGCCTATCGAAAAATAAGTCCTGAGATAAAAAAAATATTAACAGAAGAAGTTATCAAAACTATAGGATGTTCTCAAGAACAGACATTTCAAACAGGCACTCCTTTGTACATTAAAGTTTCCTCTGTTGATTTATTGGATTTATTGAAAGAAGACCCAAATTCAGATTCGGGAAAAGTAAAATATGAGGCAAATCCAATCAATTATGGTACAAGACCATTTAGTATGAACAGAGAATTGTTCAAAACAATTTCAACAAATCAATCTTACCAAGCATCTGCAGGATCTTTATATAAAGGAGCCTCAGGTCAAAATCTTTTCAACATACAATATACCACCACAGATGGATTTGGTAACACTGGTGATTTCTTTAAAATAGATTTATCTAATAGAAATTCAATACCTGATGGATCAACTCAAATTATTAATACAAATAGAATTAAGGATTTTATTACAGATTATTATGCCACTATAAAAATCGCAGATACGACAAATATATTCTCCAATCTAATGAACGGTTTGACAGGATGTATTGACATACAAGCAAATGTTAGTAACTCCAAAATATCAACAGATGAAAAAATTGGGATTATAATCCAAAGAATATTAGGTTTATGTTTTGGTGACAAAAGAGAAATTGATGTACAAGGAAATGCTAAAATATCTGAAGAGGATGATATTGATGATGGATTTTTTGAGTTAACTGATATTGATCTTAGAATGATCGATGAGAAAATAAATAACACAAGAAGTGGTGTCGCACAATTCCAAGATTGTGGTGATTTAAAATTACCCATAGACTTTGGGTCAATCTATAATAATTTGTTAGAAATTGAGAACGGTGGAAATACAACATCATTAGAGCAACAAGATGAGACAATTTCTAATCTAACGACTACTGTTGCCAATAACCCTGTTTGGGAATTTTTAATACCAACAGGTTTGAATATAAAAGTTAAACTTAATCTAAATTTTATTACCCAACTACCAAAAGCATTGATCTTTGCAATACTTTCACCAAAGGTATTGCTACCATTGATAATAATGTTAAAATCTTTAGGCCAATCAATTGTTGATGTAATTGATGATGTAAATAATTTTATTAAGAATTTTAGAACTTTCTTTATAAATTTAGTTTCAAGAATTGGGGCTTTATTTGTTAGAGAACTCTTTGAGTTGATTAAAAAAGATATTGCGGCACTTGTTAGGTCAATTGGTAAAACACTTGCAAGTAACGCGGCCACAAAAAAATACGCAATAATTCTTGCTCTTGTAGAAGTGGCAATGATATTGTCAAAACTTATAAAGGATTGGAGACAATGCAAAAGTGTTATAGATGAGTTATTAGCCCTTTTAAGTTTAGCCGGTGCTTATTTGGGGGGTGGTATACCATTATCTTTGTTATCTTTTTCACAAGCTTTACCAGGTTATTCTGCCGATAGGGGTTTTATAAATGGTATTGAGGAAATGCAAAAATTGGGAATACCTACAGGTCCTATGCCAGATGGTAGTCCAAATATAGGAATGGCGGCTATGTACAGTGGAATGAAAGGACAAGATAAAGAAGAATCACAAAACGGAAAAGTTGAAATATTCATACCAAGTCTTTCAGTAACTCCTTATGGAACAATTATGAATAAAGCATACGGAAAGAAAATATAAAAATGAACAAGGACTCGACAAAGGCATTGGACATAATTAACGATTATAAAAATAAATCGAATAAAGATTTGATTTTTGTTATGGAATTTATAAAAAAAGATTTTGATTTAACAAAAGAATCTGTTTTAAAATTAACAAACCATTTAGATAAGTTAGAAAAAACTTATGATATGGTATTGAAAGAATATAACAATAGAATAAAAAATGTTTAATAGAGATAGACAAATCATATTTCCAGGATCTGTTATTAATTCAAACGATCCTATGATGTTAGGTAGAATTAGAGCTGTTCCATTGAATGAGGAAAGAGATAAGATTGTAAAGGCATTTTGTGATACTTGTTTTGATGATATACCTGTAAAACAACAATGGTCATCAGAAGATCCGTTTTTGTTTTTACCACTATTACCGTATTTTATGTTTCAAACACCTAAGAATGATGAATTTGTTCATATCATTTATTACGACAGAAACACAAAATTCAAAAATCAATTCTATATACAAGGACCTTTTTCGTCACCAATGTCAAGTTACTTGGAAACAAGTGTTTCTGTACAAAACTATATGTTAAGTGGGAAAATTGATTCAACAAATGTTCCGTTAAAAAATCCACAGGGAGAATTAACCGATCCAATAAAAACCAAAGGAATTTATCCCGAACCAGGAGACAATGCATTACTAGGAAGAGGATCTGCGGATTTAATTTTAAAAGAAAATGAAGTATTATTACGAGCTGGAAAATATGAAGATGAAATACTTAATCCAAAAACATTACCAAAATTAAATAACAAAAGATCATTTGTTCAACTCAGTAACTTTAAACAAAAAAAGGTTGATTTAGAAAAAGAAACAATTTTTGCTTTAGAAGATGTAATTCAAAGTGTAAAATATCTCATAGAATGGGCTATATATAACCCTGATAATAATTTTGATGCATATACAGGTATAATCACAATCTATAGTGTTAAACCTGATTTATCAACAAACACTGCAAATTTAAAAATTAACTCAGAAATTAATAATTTCTTATCCGCACCAATATACTCAATTACTTTTATTGGTGTTACTTATAATGATACCGTTTCACTTATAAACACTTTTATTAGAGGATTTGATAGTGGTAAAATAAACATACCATCATATGACATATTCAATTCACCAAATGATAGATATCCTTTCGCGGTAAGACCTAATTCTTTATCATATAGGTTTGCATATGACACAGATCCAAATAATTCTTTACAAAAAGATACAATACAAAACTTCATATCTGACATTAAAATAAATGGTGATAACAAAGTAGGTTGTATTATTGTTTTTAAACAGAATACAACAAACCAAACAAAAAAACCTACTGTAAGTGAATATACCCCCTCTGAGTATGTTTCGGAAAATGTTTCATTTGGTGTTATGGGTAGTGATTTTTTATATCTATTATCTCACAATTCTCAAATACCTAATAAACAAAAAATTAATTTAAACGAAACATTATATGGAATACCCGTTGAGAAGTTTTCTCAAATTCAAACAGACACAAATTCAATGGTAAGAGGTGAACAATTAATTGATCTTTTGAATGTAATTGTTAAATTTATGCTGGCGCATGTACATCCGTATCACGGAATGCCCCCTGTTCCAGTTGCAACTGACGGAACAAACTCGGCAGATATTATGTCAAAATTGTTTAATGCCCCTAATACCATTTTAAATCAGAATATTCGAATTAATTGATATTTATAAAGAAAACTTAAATGTCAATTCATCAATCCTTTTTCAGTAGGAATAACACTATACTATCTGATAGGTATACAAACACAGGAAGATCTCCATATACACAACTATATTATGGTAGTTCTATATATGATGTTTGGATTCCAGGTTTCTCTAGATTTATATTTGATTTAGATTTATCTAAATTACAAGAAAAATATAATGAGAAAATTATAAGTTTAGAATGCTCAACAGGAGTTACCCACACTTTATTAATGAGAAACACCTGTTTTTTTGATCCTAATACTTTAAATGCGACAGATTCATTAGGAAATATAAGAGCAACTTCTTTTGACTTAATTTTATTTAGAATTCCCCTAACATCGGGAAATACTGGTGATCCACAGATATGGGACGAGGGTGTTGGGTATGATTATTATGATGTTGATAAAACTCTTAATTCTCCTTACGCTTATTTGAAGACTGATGGAATACCAAATGATCGTTCATTCTCAGATAGACCTTCAAATTGGTATCAGACAACAACAATAGACACTTGGGGAACTGAGGGAATTTACGACAACACAAATTCAATGACAGGAAACGCCGTTCATTATTCGGCTTTAACAATTATTGATACACAACACTTCGAATTTGGTAATGAAGATATTGAATTTGATATGACAAATGAAATAAACTCAATATTGGACGGAACTTTAACGGGTGTTACAGGTTGGGGAATTGCATATAAACCTCAAGTTGAAAACATTACTGGTAAAACCGCAGGGTATTCAGTATATTTCTTTTCAAGACACACTCAAACATTTTATGAACCATATTTGTTAACAGAGTATGATGATTCAGTTAGAGACGATAGAAACCTGTTCACTTTGGGTAGAACAAACAAACTATATCTATATGTTTATGATAATGGGGTTCCTGTTAACTTGGATCAAAACCCTTTGGTTACAATATTTGATACTAATAATTTGGTCGTAAATGGATTGAGTGGTCTAACATCTTGTACAAGAACAAAAGGAATATATGAAATAGAAATACCCCCAATCACAGGATATACAAATCTATGTCAATTATACGACAGATGGTCTAATATAATATTAGATGGGGTTACTTTGGGTAATATTACAAATGACTTCACACTTTACCCATACTCGAAAAGCATTCAAATAGGAACAAATACAAAGGATCCTGAGTTGTTTGGTTTTGACATATATGGTATACACCAAGATGAGAAGATATTGAATACAGACATCAGAAAAGTAGGTGTTATGATCAAAAAAGCTTATACATCAAATCAACCTTTAAACAAAATAGAGGCTTATTATAGAATATATGTTCGTGAAGGACAGACAGAAGTTCAAGTTCAAAATTGGACAATAATAAATAAAACACCTAACGAGTATTATTTTATGTTCGATACTACGGATAAAATTCCAAATGAGTATTTTATAGACTTTAAAGTTAATATCTCCGGCCAGGTTGATACCTATAAAAGGACACTGAAGTTTCAAATAGTTAATAAGAAATGAAGAAGATCGTTTTGAAAGAAAGTGAACTCGTAAGTTTGATAAAAAAGATTGTAAATGAGCAGTCTGTAAAATTAGCAGATGAAGGAGCGGTTATTATTGCAGGATATAAATACAAACTTCAAAAGTCAGGTATAGATGTAAATGTTGATGATATAAAACCACAAGCGGATGGATCATTAAGAATAACCGCATCTTTAGGTTTTATTTCAAAACAAGACACTTTACCAAAAGTACAGGTTGATGACATCATAAAATTGGCAGAAAAAGGGGCCGATAAAATACCTGTACCAAATAAAAAAGGTGAAATTGATAAACAATTAGTTAAAATAAAAAAATGAAAAAATATATTGTATCAGAAAGACAAATAAATGAATTGATGGGTAAATTAGTAGGAACTTCTAAAATGGACCTTCCTATTGGTAAAATGTTTTCTGTAGGAAAATCAGTTAACGAGAAATCGTATAATGATGATATGATTCTACCCAAACAAAGTGGAATGGAACAAGAAACTCAATATTATATGTTTTTTCAAAACTTAAAACAAATTCACAAACAAATAGGTCGTCTATTACAGATGAGTAAAAGTGAAATAGATTCTATTTTACAAGATGGCCACGATTGGGCGGCTGATCACATATCAACCGCCAAAGATGATGTTGAGGAAGTTTATAATTTTTTAACAACTTCTAAAACAGAAGTATTAGATGATAGTATCAAAAATATGGAAGTGACTGAAGGAAAGAAAAAATCAGGAACTAAACTTTGTGCTAGAGGTAAAGCCGCGGCAAAAGCAAAATTTAAGGTTTATCCCTCAGCATATTCAAATGGCTTCGCCGTTCAGGTCTGCCAAGGTAGAATGAAAGGTTTAGATGGAAAAAAAAGATGTTCACCACCTTATTGTTAGTTTGATTCCTAAGTTTATTTTGTTATATTTGTAACAAAAAAGTTAATGGAACTGGATAGTTGGATAAAACGATTTTTCAAGCGTCAATACGCAAAATTTAAAATCAATGTTAGAAAATCCCAATTAAATGAAATACAAGAAGAATTAGAATACAGAAGAACTTGTATGGCAATTTGCCGAAAACTTATTAATCAAAAAGATACACAACTTCTTTTAGCCCCAATTTCAGGAAAAAGGTATATCACAAACAGTCGACTTCATATGTTTGTTGTTCTTCAAGACAGACACATTAACATAATTAATCACGTCTATAATTATTCAGTATTCCTTAGTAATAGGGATTGGGAAAAGTTAATGTTTGTATATGATAATGAATGTGAAAGGAGAAGGTCTGAATATGAAGATCAAATAAAATCACAAATTGATTATTCTCTACACAAAATACTTGAGGGACTTAAAACAGATCAATCACTTTCTTAAAAAAGATTCAAGAATCATAAGGATTTTGTTATCCAAATTTGATTCATTTGTTTTTTTCTTTTTTGGTTTGTAAGAAACCATTGTAGGTTTGTTACCTTTTCCTACTTTTGGTTCTTTCTTCTCAGCCCTTCTTTTTTGTTGACACGCAGATTTTTTTTGAGAGTCTGTCATTTTGCCGGCAACTCCTGCAGCTCTACATTTTGGGTATGAACCAGGTTTTGATTCCGATCTACCACAAGGGGGGTGTTTACCTTCAACTTTTCTACAAATATTAACCCAAGGACCTTTAGGTTGTTTACTACCTTTTGGTTTCTTTTTTGTTCCGAACCAAACCGCCAAATCCTCATTAACCTTTTGTTTTTTCTTTTTTGGTAAATTCTTTTTTGTTTTTTTCCATTGTGTATCTAATTCCCACACACCAACTTCTTTATTAATATTTCCATCCAAGTTATCTTCAGATTTTTCAATATGAGACTTTTCAACAAAAGGGGCTAAAGAATTTTCATGCCAATCTTTAATTTTCAATTCAATTGGTCCTGTATATTCACCAGCACTTACCGTAGTATCTGCTTCCAATAAATTATGAAGTTTTAATATGGTGTTTTTTTCAGACTCAGAAACAAAAATTCTCTTTCCCATACACATAAATATTCAATATTTTCCTTTTGTTATTTTTTTTATTATTATTAAAATATGGAAAACAATCAAACAAAGAACACACCTTTTCAAATGTTAGGATCTCTTCAGTTTACATCTGAAGAACATTTGGAGCTATTTTTACAGACATTAGATTCAAACTCATCATTATATTGTCTTGTTGAGGCGGTTAAATTCTGTAATTCAAGAGGAGCTTTCACTTTGGGTGAAGCAGAACTATTGGCAAAATGTATTAGAACTATCTCCAAAGAAAAACAAAATATAGAAGATGGCACACCCGATACAACACGCTAAATCCTCTGTAAAGAAGTTCGGAGGTAAAGTAGACGATTACATCGAAATACACAACTGGTTCGACGAAACTAAGGCTTGGGTAGGTCATTCCCTACATAGAGCGTTTCGTCATCACAGCGAGGGTATATTCGAGTGTGAGAAGAAGTTTGGATCATCCTTTACCAATAGTGATGGTAAAGTTGTATATACTCGTTATGTTGGAGAACAGCATGTTAAAGAAGATTGCAATAATGTGATACCATCGGCCAAAGATTGGATTGAAGTTCTTCAAAATCACGAAAAACCTCATTGGGTTCTAAGAACTTTAAAACTCGAAGTTGATGATTGATATATTTATAAAATAAAACTATGGAATTAACTAATGAACAAAAAAGACTTTTATTGATAACCTCGATGCACCTTAAAAGTTACGGAAAAAAAGATGGTCGTTTTGAAATAGAATCTGGATATGGGGATGTATATTGGGACCAAAAAAATTTTTATACAAGTGATTGGAGATCTGAAATACAATGTCCAATAACAGAAAAATTCAGAACATTTTGTGTAGAAATCTTTGAAAATTATATTAATGATGATTTAGATAGTGAAAACAGATATAATATTTATTTCAATATTAAAGTTGAAGAAAGAACTTTTGATATTGAGATTGTTGGGTATTATAATGACACCGAATCATTTGGAAATAGTTGGTCATTAGAAGAAATATCTGATAATGAAAATGTAATGACCGCAATTGACCTAATGAAACAAAGAAATATAAAACAACTTAATGTTGCTTATGATGGTTCAGGAGATAGTGGAGGAATAGAAGATTGGTCAACAATACCTTCAGGAAAAGATATTAGTGATTTAGAAGGACTTTTGGAAGATTGGTGTTACAATGAATTGGAAAATCATCACGGGGGTTGGGAAATTAATGAAGGATCATCAGGATATTTTTATTTTTATCCAAATGATGAGGAAAATACGGTAGAACTCTCACACAATCAGAATATAGAAAGTTCAGATACAGATGAATTTTTGGAAACAAAATTTTAAAAAAATTTATTATATCTTTGTGTGTGATTAAAAACCATCAGGTTGGGGGTGAAACAATCCCAACTTGGAGGTGGAATGGAAGACTCTTTAGAGACAATGTTCACCTCACACAAATTATTAAGCAATAAAAAAGGGACGATTTCTCGTCCCTTTTTTTTATTGAGATCAATCGATTAACGAAGTTCTCTGAGGTCAAATGTGCGAACACCATCAACTGTGATACGACCATAGAAACGGTTGTTAACGAGTTTCTTAGCGTAACGAGTCATAATACCCTTAATTGGGGTAAAGTTGAATGGGTTATACATTGTCGGAGTCAACTGAAGTGGTACATACGGAGCGTAAATGTAACCAGTATCAAGTAATGAAGTACCCTTATGTCCAAGTAACACAGTGTTAGGTGGGAAGTAAGGATCACGATATACTTGATAACGTCCAGCTAAAGTACCGATTCTTTCGATACCCATATTGTATTGGTCTTGCTCAGGTGAAGCGTTCGATACGTGGAAGTATTCCAAATCATCGAAGATAGCTGAGATCTCAGACGATACAACAATCCAGTTAGCACCACCACGGAGGGTAGACTTGTGGATTTGAGCAGAGATTTGGTTGATTGTTGTGATAAGAGTTTGGTTCCAATCCTTCTGAGTGTAAGGAGTAGTACCATTGGTAAATCTCTTCCAACCATTGTAGTCCCAACGTAGAGTCCAAGCGGCACCCTTTCTAAGATCGCGGAGGATTTCACGGTCAATTTCAGCAGCAACTTGTTCAGAAAGAAGAGCGGTAAGCTCAGCTTCTGCATCAATGTTGTGGAATGCCGCAACGTCCTGAGCGAGTTCAGGAGACCATTGTGCTCTAAGTTTTCTTTCAGTAACAGAAACTGTTACAGACTCAAGATCGAAAGATACTTCACCAATCTTGTCTTCGAACTCAAGTTCTTCATATCTTCTGTAGTAAGCAACGAACGCTTGGTTGTCAGCAGAAGTAGATGAGAATGTTGATCCTGTGTAGCCATCCAAAGACTCGGCACCACAGTCGATACATACTGGTACTTGAAGATCTATCTCAAGATAGATACAACCAGTTGGTGAACAAATGTTGTAGAAAGAACCACCATTACCTCCACCGGTTTGAGTGCCAGGCCATACAGTTTGTGTTGTTGTTCCATATTCTACGATACCTTTACCGTATTTCTGAGTAACAACTCTGAAGAGTTGAGGGGCTCCACCAGCGGCGGGGAATACTTTAAGACCAGAAAGGAAAGCTTCACTATCCATTTCTTGACCATCAGGTCCGATAAGTTTACCTGCACCTGTAGATGAGAATCCACACATACTAACAATAACTTTTCTGTAGTTACCAGAAACACCTGAGCTATAACCTGATGGAATTAAAGATCCACCATCCCAAGCAACAGTTACAACAGTAGCCTGAATTGCTGACCAACGACCTTTTGAATAGTCGAATAAACCTTCAGGATCAAGACCTGGTTCATTTCCTTCATAAAACAAATCATACAAGTTTTTCTTATAAGCATTTGAGTTATCAGGATATCCAGCATTAGGGTCACCAGGATAATTTCCAGGAGAACCTACAGGTGCGTAATGATCACCTGAAGCATAAGTTGAAGATCCTGTGTATCCTTGGATACGAGGAACGAAATAGAATAACTTTCCGATAGGAAGGTTCATAGCCTGTACAGAAACGATCTCATTAGCTAAAAGCTTAGAGAATACCCTTCTGATGATAGGGAACACAACTGTTTCGAAAGCTCCGTTTGAACCTTCACCAGTAGCTTCGTTTATTAAATGTGATGCTTGGTTTTCATACAACTGAGCAACATTTTCTTTTAAATGACCTCTTAGACCTTCGAGAAAGCCTAATTTGTCCCATTTGTTTATAGTGTCTTCTTTGATAACTTTAAGGTGCTTAAGACCGATGTTACCCACTAATCCACTTTCGAGTAATACTCCCATTTTATTAGTTTTTTAGTTTTATGTTTATTTTATTAGTTTGGACATAAGATCCTTCATTCTCATAAATTGAGGATTTTCATAAGTTTTAGATTCAATCAAATTAGTTGCGCTTCCTGAAGAAACTTCTCTTTCAATTTTGTTAGTAATTGATTCAGTAACAACTTTAGATGGTTGATCACCTAATTCTTCCTTTATAGTCCGATAAAGGCCCTTAGATTCTTTTAATGACTCAACACCATCAAATCTTCTAAGAATGTTTATTTTTTCTTGTTTTGTTGTTGAATGTTCTGTGAACAATCTTGTTGCGTAAGCTAAGTTAGAATTGAAAACAGCAACTTCATTCAACTTTTCTCTGAAGATATTGAGAGCCTTTCTATACTCTTCATTCTTTTCTCTAAGAACTCTAAGTTGTTCTTCGTATTGATTAACGCTTTCTTCAATGTTAGCGTTAAATTTAGAATGAGATCTTGGTTTTGGAAGACCACCTTTTCTAAAGTATTTTCCATTACCCAAAGTTCTAGCAGCTTCTTTTGTTTCAGCCTTTTTGTCTGACTTTTTAATATCTGCCATTTCACCCTCTTTGAATTCGAATTTTGGTTTACCAGTTCCTTTTGTAGGATTTGCATGTTTTTTATTTTCGTCAAAACCACCTTGTGATTTCTTATAAGTAAACTTAGGTTTACCCATACCAACACCTTTTGGTTTAACTGACATTTTACCTTCTTTGGTTTCCATTTTATAAGATTCTGTATAATCATAATCTTCAGATGGTTCATCCTGAGTCATTTCCATAGTTTCTTCAAGATCATTCATTTCGAGATATTCTCCTTCAGGGGCCATATCTACATCATCATCTAAACTTATTTCATAAACAACCTCATCTTGTTCACCTTCGTAGGACATACCCTCTTCGGTCTCGTTGTAATCCCCCTCTAAATTCATATCTTCATCCATGCTATTAACATCTTTTTCAAATATTTTATTGATGGCATCTGAGTATAACTCATCGTCATCTTCTTCATTCATTTTTTCTTCTTCAGATTCACCCAAATCGATTAGGTATTCTACATCCGCATTTTCATCTTCTAAGTGAAGTCTGTTATCATCTTTTTTAACAATGATACCATCCTCATCACCCATAGCTTTAAATACTTTGAGAATTTCTTCGTCAGAAGCATTGGTTAGATCTATTGGTTCCATTTCATCTTCCTCAGAATCCATATCCATTTCATCATCATCTTCCATATCCATATCCATTGACATTGTGTCAACATCCATTTCCATTTCATCTTCAGACTCATCATCAGATTCTTCAGATCCAAAATCTACCTCAGTATCATCATTCGATACTTCGATATCCTCAACCTCATCCTCATCTTCATCAGATTGTTCTTGGAGAGATTCTTTTACCAGATCTTTGATTTCTTCCTTCATTGTTGAAGCAAGTATTCCTTTTGCATTTTCCGAGACAGCTTCTTCCAAGTTTTTCATCGAAAGTAAAGCTTCTTCCACGATTGATTTTTTTTCCATATTAGGATATATTTTTTTTTATAAATATATGAGTATTAATAAAAATTTAATTTTTACACTTAAAATCAAAAAAAAATCCGAGATTTCTCTCGGATCTTTACAAACACCAACTACTAATATCAGTTAATTACTTCATCGATTTTAAAATTAAATATTACAAACGATAATGTCAACTTATTTTCCCAAATAGTCAGAAAGTCTTCTCATTAAATCCACAGATTTACTACCAGACTCTTTCATTTCTCTTTGTATTTTCATCTTATTCTCATCCTCCAAATTCTCTTCATATTTGAATCTGTCATCTGAGTCTAAGAAAAGATATGCACCTGGCGTCGAAGGTGAAGATACTAAGTCAAAACATATCAATTCAAAATCGTCTTGAACTTCATTTTGTTCTCCTACCTTTTTTAAAGACCCAACTCCTCTTGAAGATATACCCAAAGTTACACCTAATCTAAGTAAATTAGCCGCCTGATCACCCTTACAAGATATTACACCTCTTTCGTGAAAACCAGGTGAAGTTAAAAGTCTTAGTTTTCCCAACAATACATTTTTATCCCACCAAATATCCGTTATAATATGTGAGACTCTATCAAGGTCAATCAAAGAACTTTCGGGGTGATTAAGTTCACTTAGAGATACCCCTTTATTAATAAGTTTCTTATAATTTTCAGATTCTCTTTTTAAAATCTTCTCAGGATATATTCTACCATTTCTATTTGGAACATTGTATTTTTGTAGAACCGCATAGAACTCAAATGGTTTTGAATGATCCAAAAGATTTTTATTTTCCTTTAATATATTTCTATTAAATTCATCATTTGGATTGATATGTCCTGCATCATACTCGATGAGAATTCCTTTACCTAAATCATTTGGTCCTAATATTCTTAAATTATTCATATCTGAAAACAATTAATCAAAATTTAAAAAAGATTTCTTTCCATATTGTATTCCACTGCTTCTCAGGTCTAAATCAAGTATAAATTTATCTTCAAAAAATGTTTTATTAATAATGTCGTATATTGTATGTTTTATTTGTCTTGATAGATTTGATATTACTCTTTCCCACCCCTCTACCATATCAATTTTTGGGTCAACCCAAGTTTGTATGTTTAAATAAATTGATTTTAAATTCTTTGCATCCACTGATCCGTAAATCGCTTTTATTTTTTTCAATCCATTTATTCGGATTGTTTTTCCTTTTTTCATAAATTTGCATGTTCTTCGAGTTTATTATTTTTCTAAAATATAATATATTTAAAGTAGAAAATCAAAAACAAATGATAATTGTAAAAATTGACAAAAACATTGAAAAAGCGTTAAAAACTTTAAAGAGTAAGGTTATTAAAACAAAACAAACTCAACAACTTGTTGAAAAAAAGGAGTTTGAAAAAAAGAGCGTTTCAAGAAGAAATCAAATAAAGAAGGCTAAATATATTCAACAAAAAAAGAATAATGATTAAATAGTTTCGTTTAATTTTCTTAAACGATAGTAGTTTAATTTATCAATATTATCATTCTTAATTTTGTTTACGGTTTCCTGAAGTTTAGTTTTAATTCCATCTTCTTGATCTGATTCCATTAAATCTTCTAATTTTTTTATGGTCATATTCTTCAAGGACTCGTACTCCTCGTATAGTTTTTTGGAATCCATTTGAGCAACTTCTAAAAATTCCTTCTTTTCACTTTCAGTTAAATCTTGTATAAAATTATACATTGATTGGTTTGCAATACTCAAAGATGTTTTTAAAGGAATATTAATTATTTCTTTTTCAGTTGTTTGTTTTGAAGTTATTGTTTCAAATACTACTTTTTTACTTTTAACTTTTGATTCAATATTTAGGATATTATCATCAAATAACTTATCTACATTTTCATATAAATTTTCAGTTGTCACTGATGATATCCATTCATTTAATGAATTAATTTTATCTTTTGATAATTTGATTGACTCAAATTTTTCTATACACTCATTAATATAATCGTTCGCAATATCTTTATTGATACCATTTTTTGACGATAACTGATCGTACAAATAAAACATTGACACTAAGTTTTTATCTTGTAGAACCAATTCTCTAAATTTTCCAAAAGATTCTTTAATGGTTTTATTTTGATATGAGTCTACCAAAATTTTTTCTATCTTAGATTTTATAATTCCGAAATTTTTCATCTTTTTAATTTATAAATATCAATCCCCCAACAGTTTTTTCAACTCTTGTTCAATTTCACCCATAGACTTTTTTGCTTTGGTAAGATTTAAATACTTTTCTTGATTATGTTCGTCTTTTTCTAATAGTATATTGACATTATCATCTTTAATAGATTCGGGAGTAACACCCGCTTCAGGTGGTGATTCACCCCCTGCAGGAGGAGCTTCACCACCCATCGGAGGTTCCATACCTGGCATTTCACCACCCATCGGAGGTTCAGGTGGGGTTGCAGTAACACCTTCGGTAGTTCCTGTAATCTTACCATATATTCTATCAATATTATCAAATAGACCTGTTTTCTTAATAATCTCAGGAGTCAATTCCAATTCTTTGGCGACCGCTCTTTCAATTCTTTGTTGTTGGATATCAAGTTTTATTTCATCATCAGAGAATCCTAAAATATGTTTCTTCGCCCAAGAAGCGGATACAGGAGCAAGATTCTCTATTGGTGTTACAGCATCTTTATACAACAACATTTTTTCTTTCCAAACATCGATCTTCAAAAGATCTGCCTGAGATGATGGATTAGTCAAAGACAATGTGAAGTTATCTAACTCGTCCTCAAACCCTAATAAAAACAAATGAATAATTGCAATCTTATTCAATTCTTGTAACATACTATTTTGTATTTTATTAATAGTTCGAGCAAATCTGATATCTTGTAACGCCAAACTTTTTCCATCACCAACCACTTCCTCAAAACCCAAAAACGCTTTTGGAACTCTTATGGCTGTTAATAATTTTTTTTGTATATATTCAATATCCGCAATTTCTGATAAATTCTGTGCTCCAGGTAATGTGTCAATTGGACTTGGTGCTGCGGGATCTCTGACAGGAATAAAGTAGTCCTGATCCACAGCCATTTGATTGAACCTCAAATCTACATTACCTGTTTTTGGATCAGTTGTTTGATCTCTTTTAAATTTGTTGGCAACTCGTTGTACATACGCTTCAACATCTTTATCATCCATATTACCAACAAAAACTTTAAAAATTCTTCTCTCAGGAGCTCTTGATGTTCTGTAAATCAACATAGCATCTTCCGCTAATAATAGTTGTTTCCAAATTCTTCTCGCTTTTTCTAATATAGATGTTCCATATGGTAATTTTCTATCGTCACCCAATAATCTAAAATGCGCCATTTCCCAAGTATGAAATTCCATATCTTTTTGTTTCCACAAAAATTTCAATCCTCTATTTTTTGGATCTTCTTCCATTTTTGCCGCTCTTGCACCCATACCTCTTTCCAATCTTTCAATTTCAATGTTTGGTAATTGCATACAACCCACAATTCCTTTTTCAGGGTCAAGTTTTAAAAAGACAAAATTATCACCATACTTACAGGTGTTTCTTGTCCACATTGGGAGATTTGTATTAATATCTAATTTATTGTTAAACAAATCCGCCAAAACAGCTTTTATTCTTTTTGATTCAGAGTAGATTTGTAACATAAATCCATCTTCATTTGGTGTTGTGGATTCTTCTGCGAATATATCTAAAGCTGCGGATATCTCGGGAGTAAACTCCATACTTTCAAAATCATAAAAAGACGCTAACCTTGTTGGTTCATAGTATACCGCTTGTGTATAAAGATTGTTTTCGATCTTTGTCCACTGGTTTGCAATATATAAAGTTTGTTGTGCTTGTAACTTTTCCTTTTCGTATTCCGGTTTACTTGTTGTTTTAAGTAATTCGGTTTTATCGAATTTATAAACAGGATAGTCTTGATTAAGTAGAGAGTTAGGTCCAAAAGCTCTCGATAATCTTTGCCAAACCGTTAAATTTTTGTCGTTATTTTCCATATTTTAAATCTAAACTATCAATTCAGAAATTAAAGTTATCTTTTACCTCCGAACAACCATAAATAGTTTTGATAGTCATTTTTGGTTGGGTTGTTAGAGTATATTGAATCTTTTGATTTAGCAGAATGATTTGGAACTACAGGATTAAAGTTTGATTGTTTTTGATAATTGTCATTAGTTTGAACAGTCCAAGCATCAATCATAGATTTGGTTTGTTCTGTTACTTTTGTAAGATTTGTAAATGAAGCTTCAGCAACATAACAAGCCATTGAAATTGCCATAATTAAATCATCGTGTTGCCCTTTTTGGTGATCTGGTCTTCCATTTATGTAAATGAAAGTATTCATTTCATTATAAAGTCTATTACTCCTAACCGTAAATCCGTGACGCAAAGCCTCCTCGTAGGCGGCAATTATTTGAACTCTTTTTGAATTGAAATTGATTCCTGGTATTTTCTCAATTGATTTTGGATCCCATTTCCATTTATTCATATAGTCTATTCCATCAACATAAAGACTCCTATAACCTAATTCTTGCATCTTTCTTGATGTTGCAACACCCATTCCTCCTGTAATATCAATTACCGCAAACGCATTATACATATTACCCCATTTAAAACAGATCTCAGCTAGTATATCAGGAGGAACCTTACCAAGATATTCACATACCTGTTTTCGTTCATCAAAATCGATTATTTGAAATGATGAGAAATCTTCACTGTCTCCACGACTTGCATCAATACCCATCACATATTTGTGACCCATAACAGGCTCATCCCAAATCCATAAAGAACCTGACATCATTTTATTACTCGGTTCTTTAATCATATTTTCGTGAATTTTGGTCATCAAGTTTGAATCAAATACATTATCACCTGATCCTAAAAACTGACACTCAAGTTCTTGATTTATCTTTCTTTTATCAAACTTAAGTTTTTTAACCATTTTTTCATACCAAGGGGAAGATGGTTTGTAACCTAAAGACATCATTTCTTTTATTCTAAGATCACGACCAATGTCGAACTCTAAGTAGTCAAAAGTTTTAATTCTATCTTGTGAATATTCTTCTCTATTGAGTAAAAAATGAACAATGTCGTCAGTTTCAACAAAATATAAATCTTTAGAATATCTTGGATCTCTATACCAAAACATTTCTGAAACTTTAAATTGGTTCATACCCTTCAAAGCCTGAGCATATATGTCATAATAAATCGGATCAAATCCGTTCGGTGTTGATACCACAATTACTTTACCACCTGTGGATAATGATGCCATACAAGCCGCCCAAAAATCTCCATCAGCTTCAATATATGCCGCTTCATCAAAAACCAATATAGTTGGTGTATATCCCCTTAAAGCGTCTTTAGATGTAGCAACAGCTTTAACCTCACAACCATTATTTAATTTATAATGTCTTTGTGAATTTTTTTCATCAGAAAAATCAACACCTAACCAAGAAGGCCATTGTCCTACAAAAGCCCTAATTTTGTTTGCCATTTCTTGAGCGGTGTCAAGTTTATTGGCAATTATCAATATTTTCTCAGGCTTAGTTTTGGAGGCAAAAGCCAATTTTTTTGATATCCAAGCCGCAGTTACTGTTGATACGCCAGCCTGTCTATATTTCAAAGCGATGTTCTCTTCGAAATTTTCGTAATCTTTTAATAGATTAATCTGATCGGTAAATAATTCTAACGGAACAAACTTTGATGCGGTTTGATCGTATGTTTGTAAGTAAGTTCGAAAAGCATAAGGAGTATCCTTTTGACACTTAACATACTCAAGAAGAACTTGCTCTCTTGTCAAAGAAGACATTAGAATTAATTTATATTTTATCTTGGTTGAAGATCGTCATTATCATCTTCATCCTCATCTTCAGAATCAAAACCTAATTCTTTCTTGTTATTTTTTTTAAGATCGGTAATAATTTCAGTAATCATTCTTTGTATGAATGATTTACCTTCAGCATCACCTCTCATTATCTTTTTAGCGACAGCTAAGAACTCTTGAGCGTTTAGTTTTGAGAATCTTGAAAACAAATAACTTTGTATGTGTCTTTGATCTTCTTCAAAAACCTCGTCAGGATATGTATCAGTGAATTTTTCCCAAAGAACTGGACCAATTCTTAAATCCCAAATTTCTGCAGGTAAAGTATCTGTTTGACCCATTACCATTTCTGCAGCTCTTGGGTCGTCAGGTAATCCTTGACTACCTACTGCCTCCATAACACCTTTGACCAATTCGTGTATTAATATTGGGAATGATACCGCTCTAACTTTAATTGTTGGTGGATCAGTTTCAGGATCTAATTCTTCTGTTCCTCCACCCATTTCACCACCTTCAGCAGCACCCATCAACATTTGATCAGGTAACATCCAATATAAAAGATCATTAACTGACATCAAAATACCATAATTTTTAACCAAGTTCGGATCTAATCTTTCTAATTCATCCTGAACTAAAACAAACATATAGTGACTCTTTTTAGCAGATCCCTGTATAAGTGCATTTATAAATCTTCTTTTGGCCTTCTCTAAATCGAAGTTATCCATCGCGGACATAAAATCTTCCATCTCTTCAGTTGGGTTAACACCAAACTGTTGTTCTATTTCTTCCTCATCAGGTTCTTCTTCTGGCTTTTTGGCCATTTGACTCATATCAATTTCTTCTCTACCAATAAGTTTAACATCATATTGAAAAGCATCTTTTGGTATACCCATCTCCTTTATTACCAAATCAATTGCAAGTCTTTCTAAAGCAGCTTTGTTTCTTTTTTCAACTCTTACCACATTATTAAAGGCTTGCATCATCGCCATCATTAATTGTTGTAAAGCACCCATTCCTTGAATGGAACGAACGCCAGTATAATGTTTTACTTTATCGACAACATCTTTGAATCTTTTCGATGCAACAATCTCTTCAAAATTTCTGAATTTAGCAGTTGGTTTTAATTTAGGAAAACCAGGATAGTCTTTACCGTAAGATGTTTGGCTTGAACCCAATTTTCTTTCGAGTTCAGGATCCATTCTTTCTGGACTATCACCATAATCAATTGGTGCTTCTTGTAGTTTTTTCTTTGCCATAACTTTATTTTAAATTAATTCCCAATTCATCCCAAGTAAACCAAGTGGGTATGTCTGATTTTTCAGCCTTTGGTTTTGGTTTATGTTTAGGTTTAAAAGGTGTATCTGGTTTACCAGGTTTTACAGGTGTCTTAGGTTTTGGTGGTGATTTAACAGGTGCCTCCTCAGCCTCAGAAACTGATGTTTCATTTTTTTCCGCCTTTGGTTTCGGTTTGTGTTTTGGTTTAAATGGGGTATCAGGTTTACCAGGTTTAGTTGGAGTCTTTGGTTTGGTTGGTGTTTTTACTGGAGCATCTTCTGACTCTGTAATAGAAGAACTATATACCTTATTTAGAAAATCTCTTTTATTCATTTTAGGTTTCATTTCAGATTCAATAAGTTCCATAATTTGTTCTTCTAAGAAATATTCTTGTGGATCATAACCCTCTTCAATTTTTTCTTTTACACCTAAAACACATTTTTCATATTTTTTCATTTGTGATTTTGACCAATCACTTCTTTCAGTTGTTCCGAATTCTTTACCCATAGTAGCGGTGCAAATAGCCCAAGGATTCTTACCCTTTTTCTTTTTTTCTTCCCCTAGTTCTTTTTCTCTACCAGATTTTTGTAAAACTTTAACATCTCCTGTCGAAGTTTGAGTAATATCCATATTTCCTATGTTAGCGCCAGTTGATTGGGCGACATTTCTCGGAATTGTGTATTCAGTTCCCCTCAACTCTTTTTTCTGAATACCACTAGTTTGTTCAACAATGATTCTTTTATAAAGAGTATTAATCTGAGATTCATTCATCTTTGATAAAGTTTGAACTGAGAAACCTTCTTTAACCAATTTAATTATTTTATTTTTCATAGACAACTTTTTTTTCAAATTCTAATACAATGTCTTGTTCGTAGAGTTTATCCTTAACCGATTGTTCTGATTCGCCAAAATGAAAAACTAATCTTTTTCTTCTTGAGAAATCGGATTCTTCTGTTTCTGTTTCCCATGCAAGAGCAATTACATTATCCATCGCATCTTCCATAGAAAAGAAATCGGAGTCCTGTATCAAAGTAAATTGTGTGTCACTTTGTTTTAGAACTCCAACCTTTTTTACATTTTCGATGTTTGGTGGTAAGGGATTTCCATTACAAGGTTTTGATTCCCAATTTTCACCCCAAACATCTGTTACATTACCAAATATGAATTCATATATGTTATCGCCTTTGTAGTTAGGTCCTAAACCATTAACATATATTAGATTCATTATAGTATGTCACCTTTTGTTGTTATTTTGATTTGACTACCTTTGTGTTCGATAACCAAATTTTTCTTATTTGTTAAACCTAATACTTTAGCTTCGGTATATTTTTTCAAAATATCTTCTGCAATTTTGGCTTGTTTTTCAGTTTCAGATAAACGATTAGCCTCTTTCAAGTTTAATTTTAGATTCATTTTTCTTTTATGTGATTCTTGAATTTTCTTTTTCTGAAGTTGTTTTTTCTCCATCTCAGATAAGTTGAAATATTTTGATAATACTTTTTCAACCTTTGATTCTGAAAATACTCCATCAAAAATATTACTATAAAAACTTTCTTCTTCACTTGAGTCGTCTTCAAATTTAAGATTTCCAGCAAACGCTGATGACACCTTTTTATTAAAGTTATCCATACCTTCACCAAATTCGCCTTCAAGTGGTTCTTCCATTCCTTCGGGTTCATCAGGCATTTCTTCATCACCTTCAGGTCCCATATCAGGAGCTTCGGGAGACCCTTCTTCACCACCCATTTCATCCTCATCAAATCTTGATAAGATTTCGTCTTTGTCCTCATCTTCCAACTTTTCCAAGTCAACTGCAGATAAGATAGAATTTATAACATATTTAATATCTTTTGAGGATATTTCTTCATCATCTAATGTTCTTATTTTTTGGGCTAATTTACCTGTCAATTTTTGAACGCTCTTTAAAGAAGATCCTTCATCGTCTTTTCCCATTTCTTCACCACCTTCAGGTCCCATATCTGGCATTTCTTCACCACCTTCAGGACCCATATCTGGCATGTCGTCTGAAGGAGGAGCCATATCTTCAGGAGCCGAATCCATTGGTTCTGCAGAAGAATCGGGGGCAGGTGATGGTTCAGGAGAAGGTGCGGGAGCCGGTGGAGTCTCAGGTTTTGGTGTTTTCAAAACATACTTCTGTTCTGAAAATAAAGAAATTCCTTCTTCATTGCCAGTTTGTGTATTAATCTCTTTAGCCACCAAATTAAGTCTTTTAAAGGCTTGAGAATATGACCTATAATAACTTCTATTTTTCATAGACTCCAAATAATCAAAAGTGGATTCATCAATCCTTTTTTTCAAAACATATCCGTTTTTTTCCTTATCAATAACATATTCAACACCATTAGACATTACTATTGAATATTCTCTTGATTTATCCTCATTTACTGGGGTTGGTATGTTTTCTTTATATCTTGATATCTCAATAATTCTATTGAGTTTTTCTTGTCCTTGTAGTTTTTCACTACCTATTGGTTTTAATCTTCCCATTTCTGATTTATCTAATTTTAATTGTTTAATCCGTTAAATCCACCTAAGGCAACTGCTTGAATTTGGACAACCTGAGTGTTACCAGTCTGTGCTAAGTATATTGGATGTGGTGGTTCTACTGTTGTATATGTATAAGAGTCAGTAGGATCGACCGGTATACATACTACACAATCAGTATAAACATATGTTCCCGCTGAGATTGTTTCTGCCATAGTTTTTTTCTTTATAAATATATCATTTAATTCAAATTTAATTGAATCAATAACAATAAATATAACTATGATTAAATTAAGTCCTTACAATTGGTGGATTTTTAAAACTAGCCCCCGAATCATATCCATCGATTACTTTCGCAACTAAATCACCAGTACCCCACATATCTAAAGCGGGACACTCACTTATTTTTTTGGCACCGATATTATTTTTTAAACCATTAACAATACAAGAGTAGTCATATTTTGTACTCTGTAATGTTTTTACAGTTGCTTCAATACCATATTCGGGTTTTGAATAATTTTTAACTTTAGCGGAATTATAATCAGACATATTGGTGTCTTTGGTTAAACTAAATGTCGTATTAAAAGGATTGTTTTTGGCGGTTCCCTTTTCTGCTTGTCTCCAACCATAAAGAAATTTTAAATTTTCGTCAGTAATTGGTGCTCCTAAACCTTCTAATATTTTTTTGTAAAAATCATCATCGGTTGATGATATAATTGGTGTTTCTTTTTCTTTGTTTTGTGTATCGCCACTAGTTTTTTCTTCTTCTTTTTTCTTTTTCTGTTCTGATTTATCTAAATCTTCCTTATTCTTAACTAATTTTTTCAAAACCTCAAGATCTGACTTATCCATAGTGTCATCTAAATCCAAATTATTATCTTCTTTGAATTTTTTAATATATTCTATTAATTTGTCATTATATTTTGCAGTTACATAATAGTTCTTGGGCGCATATCCCAAAAATACCATAGCTTTTTCAACAGGAACAACAGAAAAATTGTATTCGTCTTTTCCGTCTTTTGTTTTTTTCTCTAAAACAACATTTTTATCAATTAGTTTTTGAATTCTAACTGATAAATCTTTTTTGAATATTTTGAAAAATGGTGAAGAAAATAAACCAGAAAAACCATCTTTTACTTTGTCTTGAACATCACCAAGTTTGTCCTTTAATTTATCTTTTGTATCTTCGATTTTACCTTGAATGTCCGTATTGGTTTGATCTTTAGTTGATGGTGGTTGTATTGGTGTTTCCAATTTTGACCCTATCATTGTCTCAGGATCTACATCTTTACCATTAACCCATACTTCAAAATGTAAATGTGGTCCTTCTGAGTTACCACTATTAACACCACCCTTATCACCACCGGAGTATCCAATCAAATCCCCTTTTTTAACTTGTTGTCCTGGTTGAACAACCCATTTTTTCATATGACAATATTTCGTCATTATATTATTGGGGTGATCGATTTTAATAAAACCTCCACAATTTCTTGGGTCTGTTGTATTATCGGCATTTTTAACTATACCATCTTCAGCGGCGTATGTTGGCGTCATAATACTAACACCTATATCAATACCCCTATGATTTGGTCTTGAACTTGTCCTATATCCTGATGTTATCCGGTCAGACCCTACTGGATTCATTAAATCTTCATTGATCAGTCTTTTAATTCTACTTTCCTTCAAGGACAATCTTTTATCAATAATATCATTTTCAAAATTGAATAGTTTTTCAATATAACCATTTCTTCTTAAGAATTTGAAAACTAAATTCTCGTATGAAAACTCTCCGCCTTTAGATAGGCCTGTTGATCTGTATTCTTTTATCTTTTTTCTAAGTTTGTTCAAAAATTCCAATGAATTTTCTAAATCTTTTTCTTCCTTGGCCTGTTCAATAGTTTCATCTATTTTGGTAATCCAAGAATTAACCTTATTCAACAATACTTTTTTATCAACTTGAAAATCTTCTTTTTTTGGTGTTACGATCCATTCATTAAATAAAACAGAGTAAACACCCGAACTTGTATGTTCTTCTGATTCATCTTGAACATACAACTCAACATCATAAGTGAAGATTTTAATGTTATGTTGTAGATTGAATAATGTTTTTTTGAGTTTGAATAACTCAGTATATAATTCTTTTTGTTTTTCTGAAAACTGCGAAAAATCAACAATTAGGTGTAAATCGATATCAGAAAATTCAGACCAATTGAAATTTGCCAAAGATCCTGTCATATGAATATCAGAAACAAATATCTCTAAACCTATGAACTCTTGAAATTGGTTAGATATTTCCAAAAGTTTAAGTCTAATATTTTCTTTGAGTTCTGAGGAGTCTGGATTTGTTGGTGAAGTCCAAATTTTTGGATTTAAAGATTCTTTTAAAGAAAAACTTTTAATTATTTTTTGTGAATTTTCCATCAACAATAAATAGATTGTTTGATAAAAAAAATTTAAACTTTCTTATATGGGAATTTTTTTGATATCTCACTTGAGAAAAACTTTCCTTGCGACTCTGAAAGTCTGAATTGTGTGTATACCTTGTGAGGAACCTTCTCATATACATAGACAAGTCCATTGTTAAACTCAACAACTAAATTCTCTGTTTCAGTATCATATTCAGTTCTTTTTATATTACTAGATTGAATTTCATTGATAATTTTTGTTCCCAATATTGTTTCTCTGATAATTGCCATAATCTTTTTCTTTAACAATAAATATTATCAAAATCTTGTCAATGATTCTCTAAGGTTGATTTATTGTTCTGTTAAGTTTATCTTTTAATAAAAAAATATGATGACCGAACATTTTGATAACGACTCACCTAAAGAAAACAAACAAAAAACCACAGATTCCCCAACACCCGTGTTGGATAATTTTTCAAGGGATCTGATCAAACTCGCAGAACAAGGAAAAATAGACCCTGTAATTGGTAGGGAAAAAGAAATTATCAGAATTGCCCAAATTTTATCTCGAAGAAAAAAGAATAACCCAATAATCTTAGGTGGCGCCGGTAGTGGTAAAACAAGTATTGTTGAGGGTTTGGCAATGAAGATATTTGAAGGAGATTGCCCAAGAAATCTTTTGGACAAAAGGATCCTGTCTTTGGATATGACTTCAATTGTTGCCGGAACCAAATATAGGGGTCAGTTCGAAGAAAGGATGAAAGTTATCATTGAAGAGTTACAAGTAGAAAGAAGGTTTCAAAAGGTTGTAATTGATGGTTCATCAAAGTCCGAAACCTTAGAAATTTTAAAACAATCAAAAATTAAATACGAAGAGTATCACAAAGTAAATTATAGTGAAGAAGTATTGATATCTTGTGTTGAATTGGCCGACAGGTATATAACCGATAGGGAGTTTCCTGACAAAGCTTTTGATATTATGGATGAAGTTGGCGCAAGATGTCAAGTTGAGATTAAAATACCTGATATTATTGAGGATCTTAAAACTCAAGCCTCTGATGTAAAAAAAGAAAAGTTAGAAGTTGTTAAAAGACAAAATTTTGAACAAGCGGCTGAATTACGAGACAAAGAAAAGAAAATCTTGGCAAAACTCGAAGACGAAAAAAAGAAGTTTGAGAAGGAACTATTATTAAATAGAAAAGATGTTCCGATTGATTTGGTTTCATATTCTTGGGTAGTACTGGTGTCGGTAAAACCCATTTGGCAAAACAATTGGCTAAAGAAATCTTTGGTAGTGAAGAGGCTTTGATTAGAGTTGATATGTCTGAATACCAAGAGAAAATTAGTATGACAAGACTTATAGGATCTTCACCAGGTTATGTTGGTTATGAAGAAGGTGGTCAATTAACTGAACAAGTTAAAAATAAACCTTACTCTTTGGTTTTATTTGATGAAATTGAAAAGGCGCACAAAGATATTTTCTCACTTTTACTTCAAATCTTAGACGAAGGACATATTACTGATAGTTTGGGAAGAAAAATTAACTTTAAGAATTGTTTGATTATTATGACATCAAATCTTGGTGTTAAAAAGATTCAAGACTTCGGAACAGGTATGGGATTCTCATCATCAAGTAATGAATATATTCAAGAAGAAATGAAAAAGGATATATTGAATAAAGAACTTAAAAAGTTTTTTGCCCCCGAATTCTTAAATCGTATTGATGATACAATTATCTTTAATACTCTCAGTGACAGTAATGTGAAAGAAATTGTAAAGATCGAACTTGAGAAATTGTTCAATAGGATCAAAGAACTCAAATACAATATTTCATATGATGAGTCTTTGGTGGAATTAATATCAAAAGCTGGTATTGATGACACATACGGAGCAAGACCACTTAAAAGGGCAATTCAAGATAAGGTAGAAGATTTCATATCTGAAGAGATCCTTAAATCAAATTTGATTGTCGGAGAAAGTTACCACATAAAATGTGATGAGGACAAATTGGTCTTGGAAAAACAGAAAGAGAAAAAATCGAAAAAGAAAAAGGGGGAATAGTTCCCCCTTTAGTATTTATGTAATATGAAATCCAATTTTGACATATTGATGGAAAAATTTAAATCTGAAGTTCCAGATAATGTAAAAATTGAAATAGACAAAATTTCGACATTCATAAAAAAATTTGTAAGTGAAAATGGTTTTGTTGTAAAGTTTTACAATTCTTGTTCTGCAGGATTTTCAGGTGTAAGAACAAGAAATTTTGTCATTATTTGTTCACCACAAAAGTTTCATACAATAGCCGACTTTGTATATGTAATATTCCACGAAATTAGACACGAAATTCAGATTAGTAGATTAAAAAAACAAAATCCTCTATCTGGCGATTTTGAAGACTTTGAAAATTTTTTTGAACTTTATTGGGATCTCGAGATGGATGCAGATGAATTTGCCAAAGAAAGAACAAATTATATTGTTTCCATTTTGAATTTATCTGAACAAGAAAAAAACAAACACTTTAAGATCGGAAATTATATTGAGAACTATCCAACTATGTCTCGAATGATCAAGGGGGCAACATTTCCACTTTTCAATCAGGTATTAGAAATAAAGAAATCTTTACCTGATGGAGAAAAGGTAGATGTTTCTGACTTACCTATTGTTAAAAAAATTATGGATAAATTGGAAGACTTTTTTTAAAGTAAAAAGTATTTGTCCTCTTTTAATTTATACTCATACTTTTTATATCCCAAAGATTCAATCATCTTTTTTCCTGTTTCGATTCCATTGTAAACATCTTCAACAACCACATATTCGTTTCTTGTATGATATTGATAATATCCGATTGATATATTGATACAAGAAAAATCGAATTTGGCTTTTAAAGCGTAAACATCAGTATAGGGATGTTTCATAAACCTTAGATCTTCGTTAAAGTTTTCAACCAATATATTTTCACACTTATCATAGAAATCACTTTTGGCGTCAAAAAGGGAAACACCCATACAATATTCTGTAACCATCCAATTCTCAGGGGCATCAAATTGAATTGCGTATCCAACATTTTTGAAAAATTCGGGATCAGCTTTTTTGGATCCGTGACAACCTGTCTCTTCTGACACAAAGAAAGCCGCTTTTAAATGTGGAAGTTCTTTCAAAAGTTCCAAACAACCATAAACACCACATTTATCATCTCCACCAATACCTGTTGGGTCTCCGTTATCATTATAAGCTTTTAATGACAATTTAACCTCCTTTTGTGCGTTTGGAAGATATTCCTCAGCAATATTTATTGTGTCAAGATTGTGAACAGTATCAGTATGAGAAACCACACAAGGAAAAAAGAATCCATCACCAACTTCAGTTTCTGATTTGGTTGCATATACATTATTGAATTGATCCTTATAAAATGGTATATTGTTTTGGGTTAACCAATCACAAATAAATTGAACCATTTTTTCTTCCTTGTAAGTTTTGGTTGGAACCGACAGGACATCTTTGAGTAGTTGATAATTTCTTTCCATTCCACAAAGATATAACAAAAGTTTTAATTATACAAATTAATCATCAAATAATGTTGGTTGATTTAAAAAATTTAAAAATTGATCGTATTCCATTTTAACAACCTTTTTTGGATAATCATTTTTGTTGTATTTACTGTAATTATCAATTACAAATTTCATAGAGTGCACAGAATCAACAGTTACAATCAAATCCAATGTTTGTTTATCTATGTCATCAATTTTTATTTTATTATAACCTTTTGTTTCTGGTTTTCTAAAATACCATTTCCCGATAGTATACTTTGATGATATAAATTTATAAAACTTCATAAATTCTTTTCTTTGATCATCGGTTTCAAATTCAGATTCAACCTTTTCCAAAATACGGTCTAACATTATAGTCATTGCATTACTATATCGTGTGTCATCCCAATACTTAGTCATACAATCATATTCATATTTATATTCTTCATAAAATAGACCATCTATACTTGAGTCTTCGTAAACTACTCTTGTTAATAAACCTAAAATGTCTTTATCTTGTGCCGATGTCTTTTCATACAAATTAATTAAAGTATCTACATTTGTGTAATACACATAAAACGGATTTTTCACAAAGATATTATATTTGAATAAAATATTTGATTCCGTTTTTTCCATAGATTCTCTCATTGATTGAACCTCACAATTATCTCTAATACTAATTTCTTCTTCAAAAAAATCTTCAACATATGTCTCATAAAAATCAAAAAATGTTTTACTATAGTTTGCACGATTTTCTAAATCAAAAAGATCGTGAGACGATTTCATATCAAGTATTGATAGAATTTCTCGTAAGGTTTCTTGTTGTTCATTTGTTAATTCTCGTTCATTAAAATACTCCCCATCTAAAAAAACTTCTGTAAACCGATCCCAATCAAATGATTCCCAATCGTGATACTCGAAATGATATATATTATTTGCAAAATCAACTTCCCAGTCGTTTGATTTATCTGAAAATATTTGGAAAAAACTTGTTTGTCTATCTCCAAATACTAATTTAACTACCGATCTTTGTGGATTAGACTTATTTATTGAAACATTTATGACAAGAGCATCGGATGATACCAAAGGACTTTCATTTTTAATCTCCCCATCGGCAATCATTTTTAATATTCTGTATGTATCGTATGACATATTATAAAATAAATATCAAAATAATTTGTTTGTATTAAAATAATATTTATCTTTGTAGTGTCTAACCAATAAAACATATTAAAATGAAAAAGGTAATTCTCTCAATCCTGTTTGTTATTTTTTCAAACATTGTTTATTCTCAGAAGTTTTCATTAGTTATTGATAATACTACATTTTTTAAACACGAATTCAAATACGGGACAATTGAAGCTTTAGATTCGAATAAATTAGAAATTTTAGGTGGAGTTGATTTTCAGGGTAGCCTAAACATTGTGTATGATCTATCTAATATGATCTTCACTAGTAATTGGACTTTAGATGGAAAAAAAGTATTTGAAAATGGTAAAATATTGAGTGTAAATCCAACAAATGCCATTATGAATATTGATATTGAATCTTTTGAAGGTCAAAAATATCACGTATTAATTGACCATTCTGAAGATTATAAAAAAGTTGTAATTTATGTGAGGTGGTCTTTTGTTGAAAACGGTATTAAATATATCAAGGGGTGGACAACAACTAATTTGAAACTTTCAGAGTCTTAAAAACTAAAAACTCCCCAATTGGGGAGTTTATTTATCTTTATGAGAATCTAAATGTTCTTTGATATTCTTTTAATTTATTATAGATATTTTTTAAATCGGATGCTGTTAAAATTTCTTTTCCATCGAATTTGGTGGTAAGCGTTTTATAAGTTTCAAAGTAATCTGTATCTTTTAAAAGAGCGGGGAATATTGATTCGTTCTTTGTTGTCAAATCTACTTTATTTTCCCAAGTTTTTTGTAAGAACGCAGTTATCATTCCTTTGAATTTTGATGCTAAACCAGTTTTTTGTTCTTTTCTTTCTATATCAGCCTGATTAATTAAATAATTTTTTGCTCGGGGATCCCCATCTGATAATAACTTATCTATCGCTTCCCTACCTGTGGTAATACCTCCCAAACCTATGTATTTATTTAAAAGTTCATCATTATTAGCGTTTCTAGTTACACCATCAATAAAAGCACTTGTTTGAGCGCCAGCTTGAGACTGTGTTGTTGTTTGAGCACCAGCTGGAGGTTGTGTTGTGGTTCCTTGTTCTTTGATAACTCTTTTTACGATTCTATATAAATCTTGTTCTGTCAATTTTACAACTCTTTTCATATTTTTTGGTTTTCTTAATAAATATATTATTAATATAAAAAATTGATAGATTAGATTAGTTTTATTATATTTACATTCATACGGGGACGACATAGTATCGATTGGCGTTATCAAGTATAGAAGGCACGCAGTGAGAGGTTTCCTATCACTCTAATACACGGAGACAAAACTTTAAATGGCGAAACTTTCGCAAAACTTCAGACTCTCGGACTCGTCCGCACTGAAGGTGTAACAGTAGCTTAATAGTTACTTTACTAAGGGGTCGGCAGACACTAACCTAGCAACAGAAGTCGTAGTATCGTGGGTTCCGTTCAGGGTTCTACCCCAGTAGAAGTGAATCCTCCACTTTTATTCGTTTTGATGGAAAAATTAAAACGAAATATTTCGGAATATTGAGAACCAATATTGACCTAAGCGTGTAGTCTTCTTTATTCGAAATGAGCAAGACCGGGGGGCGGAACCCCGCGTCTCCACCACAAAAAAACCCATCTTTTATAGGTGGGTTTTTTAACTTATAATATATTTATCGATATGAATTTAGTTGGGATTGCAAAAAGTTTGTCCGTAAATACAAAGTCAAAGTCATTACAAAAGATTTACGGAGACTATATGACAAATAATTTGGTTAGAACTTTTATTAAAAAAATTCCAGCTCTTGATTTCGTTAAAATTGTTTTTCTAACCAAAGCAATAAATGATGGTAAAGATCCAAATAAAGAACTTCAAACCATAAATTCATTTTTATTTGTATTCTCTTCTGTATATTTTTCCGAAGACGAAATAGAAAAAGGATGTGATGAATGTGGTGGTGACGGAACAATAACTTGTGATTATTGTAATGGAAGTGGCGATTATAACTGCGATGAATGTGACGGATCAGGAATAGATCCCGATAGTGAAGACGAAGAATCGTGTAACAATTGTGATGGTGAAGGTCGTGAAACTTGTAGTCATTGTGATGGTGCTGGGAGTGATGAATGCCAGTATTGTGATGGAACGGGATCTATACAATTTAATGATTTGACAAAATATGTAATTTCTGAATATGTGAGTTATAATACTTCGGTATTTGATTATGTTTACAAACACAGAGACTCAAATGAAGAAATTGATGAAAGCTACATACTTGACTCACCAAATACTTTTAGAATATTTATTGATGAAAAAGAACCAGAAACTATAAGTGATTCTGATTTTGATATCGATCAACGATTTAGAGGATCTACTTATATAAATAAAGTTGATGATTTAGAAGATGTTGATCTTTCTCACTTCTCATCAAGTATTGAAAGTAGTAACGGTGAGTTACAAGTGCTTAGATACCGATTCTTAAATTAATTTGTTTTAATTAATTTGACCAAAGAATTCGCCTGAATAAAAAAGTTTTCTTTATACTCATCTGTAAATTCATTGTTTGTTAAGAAATTGTCAGGAACTTCTGTAAACACCCAATCCACACAGAATAAACCCACCAAATGTTTTCTATCATCATAAAGTGGAACACCGCAGTGAGACTGAGCACCTCTGTAATGTAAAAGTGATTTTGTCGTTGCATCATCAACATCTTCTATATTATAAAAATACATTTGTTTTTTGATGGCTTCATTTATATACCAAGAATAATGACTCACCAAAACATTTTGAAACTTATCCGAAACCCTTTCAAGTCCTGTTGAACATACTTCAAATGTTGCTGATGCTTTTTGAATTGGAGATTCTGTATAAAAATTGTCTCCGTTATGGAATTGTATAATATACACACGATCACAATAATAATCGTGTTTTAGTTGTTTGATTGTTTGATAAACTAGCGTATCTGATTCTATTTGGCCAACGAGCTTTTTTCTTGATTTGAAGACCGATTGTTTTTCCCACCAACTTTTAAAAAATCCAGCCGTTATGAGTGCGGCAATGATTGAGGTGATGGAAGTTACGATCAATCTAACAATTTCCATTATATCCATCTTTAGTTTTTTTAATATAAATATTAAAAAATACAATAAAAATGATATAAATTAGGTAAAGTATTATTTACTTTTTGTTGTTGGACTTATTATCGTCTTTTTTCACATCAGTTTTTTTCTTTTTTTTGATTTTTTGTTTTGAATTTTGTGGTTCTTCTGAATTCAAATCGATGTGATTGATGTTAACTTTTGGCATTTTTTTAAAAATTAATCTTGATGTTCACCCTTAAAATGTGAACTTTTTATAATCTCTAAAGATTTTTCTTTTATGTAATTTGGATTATTTTTAAATTCTTTCCAATTTTCAAAATCTTGTAAATCATTTAAAAGTTGTTGTGGGATTATAACAAATCCTTCTGGCGCAATTCTTGAATATTTGTGATAATCCGATTCCATTATCTTATTCTGAATGTAATACTGAAAATCTTCAGAACTTGCATAATCGTTAAACTGTTTTTCTAAATAATATTCGTTACCCATTTTGATTTGTTTTAACAAATCTTATAATAAATATTAATGTTTGTCAAATCAACAGGACTCGTTCTTTGTTATTTGGCCTGGCGAATAAACAAAATCTTCTTGACCACAAACATCAATTGACGAATTTGGTTCTACCGTCGCATTATCCCATTGATCTAAACAATTTTTAAATCCTACACCTATTTGTGATTCTGTGTTGTTTGTTATTGTGTATCTAAAACAAACTAAAGGTGGTGGAGTTGGGGTAAATTTGGTAAATGTTGATCCACTATTAATTGAATTTGCATTTTGTAAGTCATCGATTACATAGTTTTCCAAAGCATCTATCAATTGATCGTATGGATCGGTTATTTGTGTATCATAAGTCAATTCATTTCTTGAAATCATTGGGTATGGAACCGCACCCACATTTTCATTTATGAAAACATCCATTTGAACCATTCCGTAATATTGAAGGATTGGAACTAATTTAAGAGTTGGTGATTGATAAATCAAACCTGAAATTGGGTTTTGAAATAATCCTGTTACTTGTATTGCCATTTTTTATAAATATTAATCTTTGTCAAATCTATGTTATTAGATATACTTGTTTTTCAAAATTAAATAAGTGTTAACATATTCATTTTTAGCATCTTCCCACAGTAAATTATCCACAAAATATTTAACTCTTAAAACGCTTTGGTATATAAATTCATATTCCATACTTGGATCTTTGGATGAATTTATTCCTTGTAATATAATTGGAGAATTTATATAATATTCAGTTATTAAGTTATCATAATAGGGATCTCCTCTATAATATTCTCTTAATGATCTCATTGTAGTTAATTCGGGACCATCATCTTGTAATCCTTTATAATTAACTGTTGCGGTTGTTAAATAACAACCACCATATGTTATTGTAAAATCAGAAATTAAGGTCCCGTTGAATGTGTCAGAAAAAAAACTTACAATGGCTTGCCCAGGTTCAGGACCTCCAAATGCATCAGCACTAAAATACATTGTATCACCAATCTCAACAGGTATAACTGCGTATTTATTATTATATAAAAATAATGTCACACCTCCTCCACCTCCACTTTGTTGGTATGTAATAGCATCTGCTTCTGTAAAATAAAAATATTGTGCAATATTATTTTTATAACAATATGCCTCATAATCCGCATTACCATCAGGATTACCTAAAAGGTATAAAGTTCCTGATTTTGTAAATGTGACAGTGTTTGTTGTATATGGGACACTTCCGTCATTAAAATCAAAATCTCCTGGTTGGAATCCTCCACCAACAATACTCTTCATTCTTATCCTATTTGCGATCATAATTAAAATGCTTGTCCTGCGATAAATGCATACCAATTAGACCCACCATCTAATGACATAAATGAAAATATATCAGATCTACCACTATCACTTGTTAATGTAGGAGACCCAACAGACCCCCATTTGATATTACCACCCCAAGTTATTGTTCTTGGTGTTCCATCAGCTGTTAATACTAGTGTAAATGATCCCGTTTTTCCACTAGCGGGAGGATTACTAATTGTAAAAGTTGTAACATCAGAATCCAATGACACATTGAAAACATTTCCATTTTCTAAATTAAGTGTCAAAGCACTTGATGATATTGAAGGTGAGGAATATGTTTCTGAATAATCTTTCATTTCGGGTCTCACCAAAAGATTGTCTTGGAAATTTGCATTTGATGATCCTGAAAAATTTAATGTTGTTCCATCGTAATATAATGTTCCACCCGAACCAACAAAAGATGCAATATTTGTTGTTCCCGATACATGCAATTTTGAAGTTGGGCTTGTTGGTCCTATACCAACATTTCCATCATTTTGAACCACCAAAAGTGTTGTTGGTGTTGAATTGGCAACTTTCAATGCGTTACCTGTGACTGATGAAGAACCAACAATATCAAGCCTAGCATCCAAAGTTACTGCCAAATTGGTTGGTGTATATCCTAATCCCACATCTCCTTTGAGAAGCGTTCTTGTTATTGAGTTGTTTCCGAAAACAGCTGTGTTAGATCCTTGAGCATATGTTCCATATCCGATTGCAATTGCGTTAGAATCTGTGTTAGCAAATCCTACTGTTGATGCTCCTACATGCACACAAGTTCCATTATTGTTACCGTTTGTAAATCCTGATCTATAACCTATGAAAACATTATTACCTGATGAATAAGGAAAAGCACCACCATCTCTATTAGCCTCAGCGCCAATAACTACATTTGCATTTGTTCCAAAATTTCCTTGTCCTGCTCTCCAACCAATATTTACATTTATTGCACCACCTGCTCCTCCAAAGTTACCAATATCATCACCAAATCCTGTATTATAATACCCACTTTGTAGTGCTAAACCTGTGTTGTTACCAACAAAAGCATTATTAAATCCCGTTGAAATGTATCTACCAGCATTAATGCCAAAAACAATATTAGTACCATTAACAGTTCCAAGATAGGCACCCTCAACTTTCAAAGCTACTCTTCTTGAGATATTTGTTGTTGATCCAAATGTTGTGTATGTTGGACTTATATTCAAACCAACTAATTCTTGAGCGTTTGCAGTTCCAACTAATGTAGGTGTTAAACTGACTCCGAAAGTCGACTCGGACGCGGTATTCCTTTGTGTTATTGATGGATTTATCAAAGTAAACGCTTGAGAGTTTGCAGTAGTTGTATAAGTTCCCGTAATTGTGAATCCGTTGGGTCCACTATATTGTTGTGTAGTTTGTCCTGTAATTCTTAAAGTCGTTCCATCGAATGTAAGATTTGGTTCTGCTGTTGCGGCATTTGCAGTTCCATCAGAGGTTAATATTCTGTTGTCAGAGAAATTTGTTACCGCTGAAAATCCAATTCCTGATATCCCTTGTAGACCTGATATTCCACTTATTCCTTCTAAACCACTAATACCCGAGTTTCCTTCCAAACCTGATATTCCACTCAAACCTTCTAACCCACTAATTCCTTCAATACCTGATATTCCACTAATCCCCTCAAGTCCGCTTATACCCGATATACCCTCAAGTCCTGATAAACCACTAGATCCTGTTCCACCTGAAAATGCAACATCAAAACCGTATGAGGTTGTTCCCAAATCGATTGGATTTGGTGTGTTAATTACAAACAAAGTTCCGCCATATAATGTTCCCTCGCTTACAAAAATTGTAACACCCTGAAATACATCATCATTAATAGACAAATCAACACTTCTAACCCAAGTTCCGTTTGATCCTGATCCAAGTGTCTGAACATAGTATATTCCATTTTGTGATGTTGTGTTTTGTGATTTAACAAGTATTCTATCACCAACAGATAAATTAACACCATCTACTTGATTTGGTGTTCCACCTGTTAAAGTAATGTCAGTATCTGTCGAAACAAGACAAGGGATCTTAAATGGAGATCCTTTAATCTGTGGATATGTTCCCAATCTTGTAATACTCATTAGCTTGAATAACTTGCTTCTAATACTAAGGTTAATTCATTTAATGTCATCTGTTCTGTTAGTTGATCCTGTGGAGCATTTAATGTTCCTGGGTCAAGTTCCAATATTGGTTCAACAATATCTGCCTCTATCATAAGAATATCACTAAGAGCCATTTTAGTATTGTGTTAAAATGAATTTAACCTTTATGTTATCACCTAAAGATGCTGGTGTATACCTAATATAAGTAGTTGCATTTGCCCTATCTGTTGTATTATATGCTCCCCAAGTTGATCCATCATCTGTTGATTTTTCAAATGTTCCTGTTGGAGATGCTGTATTGTCATCGACCAGTAAGTTGTTTGTGTTCGCATCATATAATAACACCCTAAGAGTCGGAACTGTAGATCCCCAAGCCAAGGCAAACCACCAAGCAAATCTCTTATTTACATAGTCAGAATATTTTATGGATGGTTGATAGTGAACATCTGTGGTAGAATCGTCATATAAACAAGTTACCGCATATACTTTTGTGGGAGCACAAACTTCACCAAGAGAGTCAAGTTCTAACATAAATTGAATATATGTGGATGCTGCGAAAGAACTTAAATCACCACTTTCGGGAACCTCAGTCCAAGAACCTGAGTTATCATCAATTCCTGATGTTCTAAAATAAACTCTGAATGGTTCAGGTGGAAAACCTAATTGATATGTTCCCAAATAATCTGCATTTTCAACATACGCTCTATATAATTTCGAGGCATTTGGTGTTGCCATTTTTGGAGTTATAACTCTTTGGTTTGAATATGAGGCAAAATATCCATCACCGCCGCCAGGATAAACCAATAACCAGTTCAAACCCGTGGTGGTTGAAATGGGGGCGGAAAAGAACAACCCTCCTTCACTCCAAATCGTAAGAGTCGCTTGAGGAAATAATCCATCAACCGTTCCAACTGGCGTAATACCAAGTTTATATCGGTTCATATTTGTTCCGAATATTTTATCAAATTGTTGTGACCCACTTGTGTTATATTGTGCGGCATAAACACCAAATCTTCCTGATGTTGTTATTATCAGAAGTCTATCTAATGTTGAACTATAATCTACTGAAGCCATTGCTGAGGTTAGAGTATAAGCCGCGTTTCCAAGACCACCCGGTGGAATTTCTATCATTTGATCACTCAGAAATGTTGTTGAGTTATCCAATATGGTAGATTCTGTGCATCTATAAATCCTTGTAGTTGTTGCAAAATATATACTTTTAATTCCTGATGCCGATCCGTGTTGAACCGTAAACAACCTTCCATTATTTATTACTGAAATGGTACCGGTAACTGTTAGAGGAGTTGTCCTCAAGGATAAAGCACCTGTAGCCCCATTGGCACTATTTGGTGTAAGAGCCGCTCTCACATTGTATTTTACAAGTCTGGCGTTCGTGTTTGTGACTTCTGAATTCAATAAATAAATGTAATGTTCTGTAGCACTTACAGGTTCATCGATACCCAATCCACCACCCAAAACACTCATTCCACTATGAAGAGTGTGAACACCCGAACCCGCAGTTGTGGTGTTAATTGCAGCACCATTGATTGTTGTTGAAACGGTAAATGTATTTGCCGCTAATGATGTTGAGGTTACATAATAAATTGTTGCGGTCGCTAATGGTAATGGTAGACCACCTGTTGTTGTGAAATGAACTGCATCGTTCAGTCTTAACCCGTGACTAGCTAATGTTACAACACCAGGGGAGGCGTTACTAATTGTTACAGTAGATGGAGCAAAGTCTTTGAGGAGATATGACGCTCTGATGTTATCTGTGGTGGTTGATTCAGTTATGGTAGTTCCACCTAAAGTAAATGTTGAGAAATTTAGACCTTTAATGATATACAATCCTGAGTTTTGTAAAGTTGCATTTGTTTGTAGGAAATAAACTCTGATTTCTTCAATTACATAAGATGATCCGGCAGATACTGTAACAGTATTACCTATGGTTAAACTTATATCTGAGGCAATTGCAGTAATCTCATACCAAGTTGATATTTGAGTTGGATCAGTAGAACCGAATCCAATTCTTGCGCCAACCGCAATTCTATCTGTTTGAAATGCAGTTCCAGATCCTGTTATTGTTGATGATGCGGTTGCTGAAACTGTTCCACCTGTTGTTTCATAAACATATGCCCTTAATCCTCTTACGGTTTTGTTACCAGCGAGCTGTGTTCCTTGTAGGGTTATAAAACCTTTCCAAGTTGTAGTATTTGCGGATAAATTATATTCGAATAACCCGAAAGTTCTTGTTGCTGCGGCAGCCACTGTTGTTGCCATAAAAACCCAAAATATGTTACTCGACCATTGGTGGACATATGGATATGAGTAAGTGGTATTTGCCACATCAGCGATGTTTACCATACTAGATGGTAAAAGACTTACATAGTTGTCTTGTGCGGTTGCCCCTGTTGATTGTTTATATAATGAACTAAGCATTGTCAGGTTGGCATCATATGTTGTAATACCTGTTGTGGTTCCTGTGAAAATATGTTCTACGGCTACTTTTCCCATTTTATTTTTGTATTTCTAAAATTAATTGTATTCTTGTTATTGTTGATGCAGATTTTACATATAATCCAATTATGTCATCGGCATCAAATGTTGTTGTCCATCCTGTAAGATTTGAACTTTGATTCTTTATCATATTAGATAAATAGGGGTAATCTGTTGTTATGATTGTATCTGATATATCAGGAGGATAATTCGCATATGTCGATTTGTAAAGATCTAACTCTGTTGATCCTGATGTGTTTGTCAGAATTGTCCAAGACAATATCTCACCACTATAAGGAAGATATACAAATGATTTAAGTCCTGACGATATTGGTGCCGCACCTCCTGTATCTACCGTAAAACTAATTGTCGATATGTTTGATGTTGAAGTTCCCGCCAAACCACTAATACCTTGTAAACCTGATATACCAATTGGTCCTGTATCACCACTTATACCTGATATTCCACTTAATCCTGAAATACCTGAAAGACCACCAATACCTGATATTCCACTTAATCCACTTAATCCACTTGTTCCTTGTAATCCTGATATTCCACTAATACCTGATAAACCACTTTCTCCACCCGTTCTATAATATGCAACACCAGCGTTATCCACAACAACAAATTTTGTCTGAGCATTGTCTTGTGTTAAATTAGATATGGTTATTCCTGTGGTTGTAACATAGTTGGTTGTTATTAAGTTTGTATTATAAATGTCATTACCACCAAGACCCAAATCTCCACTCATTTCTCTTACCCCATCAACAAGTAGATACTGAGTATGGTCATCAGCACCTAATCCCAAAAGATTTCCGTGAACGGCTGTTGCATTTACTCCAGCAGCTTTAAAACCAATGATAGGTCTTATGTCTTCTATTTGAGTAATACCTGAAAATCCTTGTTGAATATAAATGGAAGCGATTGGTGTTACCGCATCTTTAAAGAATGTTGGTGGGGTTGGTAAATTTGCATCCTCCGCCTCAACAAGAGTTGTGTATTCATTTTGTCCTAAGACTAAGAAATATTTTTCATCAATACCATCCCCAACCGTATAAAGAGTATGTTTAGTATAGGCCGATGATGTAAGAGCTGACAATGAGGTTTGTCCTGCATTATATTGATAGTTATTAACATAGGTTGTTGCAGATGTAATCCATCCTGAACCACTATAATAATACTGGGTGAATGTTACTCCTGTTCCACCTGTTGGTAGATAATTGTTTTCTGAGAAATAGTAACTACCCTGAGTTATGTCTATTTGAAATGGTGTTGTATTTTGAGTGACAATCGAACCCTCAGCATAAATTGATCCAAGACCATTTCTATTGAAACTCGATAATAATGTTCCTGTGTGATTCGCATCATATGCACTTTGTTCTATGAACTCGATTGTTGTAGAGTTTGTTACAACTCTACCCAATACTATATTATTGATTGGACTTGGTAATCCACCAGATGCGGTTAATATACTATTATCTGTGATGAATATATAATTGTCAGTATTTGCTGAAAGAACCAATTGTGTATCACTCCAATCAATTCTTTGTATAATATCAGGGGTTATGGTGTTTTGTAGATAACCAAATCCAGCTGCGGTGCTTATGGTTAAACCACTTACAAATGTAATTGTCCCACCTGTCATACTTCCCATTGCACTTCCTTGGAAGATTAATGTCGAAGCATCTGTATGAGTTCCATCGGCAAAGGTTACAGATATTTTTCTTGTAATATCGTTTTCACCATCTGTGTCGTCCAAAAAGTTCCAATATACATCATTACTTACATTAGAAATTTTTGTGTGATCTGCAACTCCTTGGAATCTGAATGTTGTTGTGGCATTTAAAATTTCAAAATCATTTGTAATCGAATCGTGAATCATTGTTCCAACAATTCTGATTGCCGGACCATTACCAACATTTGGAACAACTATAGCATTATTCCATTCCTGAATGTCCAAATTTCCGGCCTCACATTCTGCTTCATCTGATACAAGTATGGCTGTTGATCCTGTTAATAATGCTCCTTCAAATTCTGCGGTATATATATTCAATCGACCACCTAATCCATCAACACTATTTCCTATAACATCGTCATATGTTGGAAACAGGTAATAGTTTTCCATATTTGTAAGAGCTAAGAATGAATTGGTAGCCTCTACACGAACACCATAACTGAAATCACCATTTATGTCTATGTATTCACCATAGAATTTGGTATCTTGGGTCGAAGATTTTACCCAAATTCCAATGTCACTATCATAGATTGATATTTTATGGGCTTGAGCAAAATCTCCTATGTCATCGATATACATTGCGGCATATCCTGAACCAACACCCGATATAGTTAAGAAAGATATTTCGTTATTAATACCTAATTTGAAAATATGTTGTGAAGATGTACTAGGAACTATTTCCGTAGTTTGAATATTCGATCCAACAATACTAACATAAGGTTTACCAACTAAATCAATTTCATTTTCGGTAAATTTACCAGGACCTACTTCAACCACAAATCTATTAGTCGCTGAAGATCCTGTTATATAATCTACAGCGCTTTTGACTGATGTAAAATCTCCACCTTTTTTGGCAACAATAATTCTTCTAGCATCTTGTCCTACTTCATAAAGTGGCGCATCAATTGGTATGATTGTTTTTATAAAGGTATCAGTTCCTTGGACTTTTCCTGTTGCTCCTGAATGAACTATATTGACATCTGTTGTGCAGTTTTCAAAGTTTAATGCGATAGCATCAATACTTGGTGCTGACCCTACTTGCGGTGCGTATATACCTGTTGTCCATCTTTGGAAATTAACCCCTGTAAGTCGTAAAAACGCGCCATCTTCAACCCAAAATCCTGTTCCCGCAGCGGCTCCTACCGCCTTGGTCAACAAACAACCATTTACAATAAAACCACAACCTGATTTATCTGCTTTGGCAAAAACTAAATTGGATGTTGTTGTAATTCCACCATTTGTGGATGTTACATTTCGAAGTTGCATCCTACCAATACCACTACCATCATTTGTGCAATAGAAACCTACCGTAAAAGGATATCCACCATATTTTACATTTGAACATTGTATAATACTATTACCGCCACCTGTTCCAATGTTTTTAACATGCGTATAGTTTGTTCCAAATCTTACATTTTCAACATAAAAAATTGCATTTAATTGTGGTGTTGTTGAAGAAGAATATACTATTGCCGAAACTCCTGTTCCGGTACATCCTTGAACTTGGACATCCTGAATCATAGATTGATCTGCCCCATAAATCAGAGTAGAGTTCGGATCATTCGCTTCAATAATTGTTGATGTAGAACTTTCACCTCTTAATGTAATGTATGATTTTAAAGAAAATGAGTTTTCATAATAAGTTCCTGCGTGAACATATACAACATAAGGACTTGTTGCCGTTGCCGCGGTTATACTATCTACCGCATCCTTTACCGAGTTAAAGTCAGCAACTCCACCAGGAAGAGATACTGTTACAAGATTGGGCGCAATCTCACTTGATGTAATTCCTGACATTCCACTTATACCGCTCAGTCCTGATATACCACTTGCACCATCAGATCCTGAATAACCACTAACACCACTTATTCCCGAAATTCCACTAGCACCATCAGAACCTGAATATCCACTTATTCCTGATATACCACTAGTTCCTTGTAATCCTGATATACCACTAGTTCCTTGTAATCCTGATATACCACTTACACCATCTGAACCTGAATAACCACTAACACCACTTATACCTGAACTTCCAGCAATACCTGATAAACCACTCTGAGTTGCGATTGCCGATAATCCAAATAATATTCTTAAAACATCTGTTGGGGTTGGTGAGGGATATAAAGTTGCAAATTCTAAAGTTGTTCCTGTAATTGTATAATCACTACCATATGTTAACAACTGACCATTGTTAAAAAACATATGTAGATTACCACCAGGAATTGGTGATGCCAAAGTAAAAGTCTTATTGGATGAGTCCTGAGTTCCTGTTATGGCAACTTCATATAATGGGTTTGCATTAGCCCCACTCAGACCTGATAATCCACTTACACCTTGTAAACCTGATAATCCACTAATTCCTTGTAAACCTGATTGTCCACTTAGTCCCGACAAACCACTTATACCTGATTGTCCAACAACCTCTAATGTTGTTACAATATATGAATAGTTTTGAGTTCCCTCAGTATAAAAAGTAACTGTTTTGTTACCAGATTGGTTATTATTAACATACAAGTCAACAATAATTCTATCCGTTAAATCTAATACTGCAGTTGTTGCAACACCATTAGTTTTTGTTTCAACAGGTGTTGTATTATCATTTTCCCAACCTATTTGAACTGTGCTACTACTGAATATTAATGTCTTTGTCCCACCTGTTGTATATTTGGAAACTGTAAAATAATATTCAATATCATCGTTTATGGCATTTTTTGTAAAATAACTATATGCGTGCCATATTCCATTTGGAACTACC